AGATCGCCGTCACCGTCGAGAGGTTCCAGCTTTTCGGCATGTTGACCATGAACTGCGCGAACTCGTCGGCAGAGGCGTCGAAGTCCAGCGACTTCAGCATGACCTTGTTCGTCGTGGTTTCCACGGAACCCGATGCCGCGCCGGACGTGGTGCGGGCGCTCATGGCGCCCGCGGGCACCCAGATGGATTCCTTGCCGACACCAATCTCCGACGGAAGGAAACGATGGAGCGTGCCGTCGGAAATCTTGCGCGCCATGATTTCGTAGAGGGACTGATCCGCGCCCGTGGGGGTCGTGTCCGTTGCGAGCGCCATGGTGCCGCTTACGAGGTTGGACACGGTCATCGTGTTCGTGGCGTCTGACTCCGAGACGTCCACGATGGGGATGCGGTCGGTCAGGGAGATTGATGTCTCGACCGCGACCGCTGACAATTTCTGCTCCGCCCCTAGCGTCGTGCGCGTGGTCGCTGCATCCGTATCGTCGAGGTAGGTCTTCGCGAAGGTGGAAACCGTGAGCCCAAGGACAAGCAGCGCGGCGGTTGCGTCGGCGGCTGCGATGAGGGAGTTGCCGAAGGCAGTGGCGGATGATGCCGTGGTGAAGGGGGCCCACTTCGCTGCGGATAGGTCCGTGTTGAACGTGCCGGACGTGTGGGCGACGATGCACACATAGCCCGTGCCTGATTGGGATACGACGTCTTTCAGCGCGTAGGCTGTGGCTGTAACCCACGCCCCTCGTGGTTCCCATCCGGTTGTCCCCAGAAGCTGCATGACCTGTGTGGACAAGCTGTCCGTGGTGACAATCCCGTTCGCAAGTGCCGTGTCATCACGTTGCAGGATTTCGAGGTTCACGAGGATGTCGTCGAGCGTGGTTTCGATATTGCCGAGCTCTGTATCCAGATTGGTCCCGAAGTTCGCGAAGCCTGCGGGAGAGAACGCAGCGAACGCCGTCGTCGGTGTGTAGTCAGTCGGTTGGGTCATTGCTCGCTCCGCGCTCCGCGTTGTGCAGTCCACAAATCAGGCTATGAAGTTACACGGGCTGCTGTGGGCTCATAGGCTGATAGCACATCCGTCGTTTACGATGAAGCCCGGTAGCCAGAAACGAAAACATGCAAAATTTTCGCGCGCGGGGGAGGATAGGATTTGGCGCGAGCGCGCGACACCTCCCCGGGGGGCGGACGCGCGGCGCGCGGGCGCGGGGCGCGGGCAGGCCGGGCAGGCGGGCAGGCCGGGCATGCGCGGCCGTGCCATTGGCCCCGGCCGACAGCGTCCCCGGGATAGGTCCGAACTGAGCCGGATTAGGCCGGACGCAAGTCATGTTTTCCAACGTGTCCCCGTTTTCCGTCCGGCCTATGGTCTGGCCGGGTGCAAGTCATGAGTCCTGGGGCTCAACGCAGCTTATATGCTCACTCTGAGCATTAGGACTGGCGTTTATCGTGTCCCCGGAATTACGCAAAACGGATTCGAGTCGGGCGATTCTGTCTGCTATCTGCGAATCATCCAGCGTCCCCGGATTCGAGCGTGAAAAAACACCCTCGCGGATAAGCGTCTTTTCCTCGCGCGCAAGCGCCTCAATTGCGATTCGCGCCTTCACTGCGGGCGGAGTCAGCGAGGAATTCAGTAGGTCAAATAACGCTGCGCGTGACTTGCAAGCTAGTTCTGTATCGTGTCCCCGATTCACTTCAGCGATTGCCGCGCGGACGTCCGGCCGTGCAAGCAATCTGCGCGCAGCGTCCGCCGGATTGCTGAATCCCGCCAGTTTTGCAGCGTCCCGGGCGTCCATTCCTGAAGCCAATTTGTGAATGAAAACAACGGTTTGGGCGTTGTGAGCCCCGGGCGGTTTCTGAATTATTGCTTTTTTCATGGGTTCCCTGCTAATTTGTGCGTCCCGGCAATGACGCCGAAACGAAAGGGAATCTAACATGAATATGTGCATGGACAAATTTGCCACCGCCGGAGAACGCCGTATCGCTCGCGCCATTGTTCGCGCTGCGCTCGACTCTGGCTTCCTTCTGTCAGTTCATGACGGGGAAGAAATCACTGTGAAGAAAAGCGGGGACAGGATGGAAATTCTGGCCGCCCTTGCAACAACGGGTGAAGACAATCTGTATTTCTATGAGCCGACAACAGGTGAGGCTGTGACGTACTACGGCCGCGTGTATCTCGTTTGGGGCAATGACCCAACTGGCTGCGAGCTAGTCGCCGATATGGGCGCCCCGACAGACGCCGGACTTGCCATGCTCGAAGCGTTCATTGAACGCGCGACAGCCTGAAGCGTTGCGCATAGTCCCCGGGCAATCCGGGGACAGTGTGCAGCGCTTTTGCTGCCAATCGAAAGGACTCACACATGACGATCAATGAATATAACGCCCGCAATGATTCGCTGATTCGCGATGCTTACAATTTGCTGGACACGATTGATTTTCAACCAGTGAAGGCGAAAATGAAAGCGGCCGGATTCAGCGCCCGGGAAATCGAAAAGGCGCGCGACGCTTTCGCCCTAACGAAATACACGCTGGAATTCTACGCAATCGAGGGCGTGAATAGGCACGCAAAAGCCAATGTGAAAACCGCACTGATGATTCTTGACTAGCAGCGCTGCGCATAGTCCCCGGGCGCGTTCCCGGGGACAGTGTGCAGCGCTGTTGTGGCGTCTGCATAACCTGAAAGGAAAACTGAAATGGCTATTCTCACACAAGCGTCGAAACAATGGGCCACGCGTCCGGCCGATGAACGCTTTACGTCACTAATCGAATTGCGCGACAGCGTCCGCGGCCGTAAGCATCAATCGCGACAGCTAAACATTTCCTCGCGTTCAATTATGGCGCGTCCGGCCGATGGCGGCGGGTTGGAAATTGTCGGGCCCGGCGGCGTCCCGGTAGGCGTCACCAATTGGGGCTTTGGACAGGTGGCAGAACGCGCAGCGGCGCCCGCTGGCTACCTGCGGACGCTCCCGGCTGAACTGGCGGCCGATAACATCAACTATGGCTTACAGCGTCGTGAGATTGAGGACGTGCAGCTATTGCTGCGCAGGCGCCCTGAAGGCGTGGAACTGGCGGCCGTGAACGGCCCGCGCTACGGCCGCGTATGGGATTCGGACGTGGTCGATTCCCTTGTCGCTCGTTTCGGGGACGGCGTGACGGGTGACTTCACTGTACCGGGTGAATTCGGCCGCGCTGTCACTGTCACGAAAGAGAACACCACACTGTACGCTTCAGATCGTGACGTTTTCGTATTTCTGGCAGATGAGAAAAACCGCATTGAGCTCCCGAATCGCCGCAACGGAAAAACGGGGACACTCGCGCGCGGGTTTTTCGTCTGGAATTCTGAGGTAGGCGCCGGGACACTCGGAATCGCCACGTTCCTTTTCGATTACGCGTGCAGCAATCGAATCGTTTGGGGTGCCGAACAATTCAAGGAAATCCGAATCCGTCACACGGCGTCCGCCCCTGATAAGTTTATTCACGAAGTCGCGCCCGCACTGGAACGCTATAGCGAATCCGCAACGCTGGATATTACGCAGGCGCTGGAACGCGCCCGCGGCGCCCGCGTGGACAATGCGCTGGAATTCTTGCAGCGCAATCGTTTCAGCAAGTCGCAAGCGACGTCAATCATGGCGGCGCATGAAGCCGACGAAGGGCGGCCTATCGAAACGCTTTGGGATGTGTCCACCGGAATCACGGCGCACGCCCGGGATGTGACGTTTCAGGACGCCAGAATCGAACTAGAGCGCCGTGCGGGCGACATTCTCGATATGGCGTCCTAACACCCTGACAGCGCCCGGGTGTCACTGCCCGGGCGTTGCAGTGGGTGCTAGGGCCCTGACACGAAAGGAAAGACAATGAACGCTTTAGATCAATTGCGCGCCCTGCGGCGTGGCAAGGTGCATGGCGGCTATCGTTGGGCAGCCGTGATGGCGGACGGCGAGTGCATCTGTGAAACCTGCGTTGAAACCGAGTACAGCCTGATTTTCAAAAACACATGGCTACGCAGGCGCCGGGCGCGTAAAGGCGCCGGGCCATTGTTTCGGTACTGGCCGGACTCGCAGTGGGAATGTGTAGGCGTCACAAACTCTGGGGAACATGAAGGCCCGGGCGACGAACACTGCGCACACTGCAACAAAATCATATTTGAGGGGGAATCGGCATGAGAGAATCACAAATCAGGCGCTCACACGCGAACATGGACTTGCTGATTATTGGCGCGGCCGTCCGGCCGTCCACGCACGCGACGCAATGGCACGCAGCGCAGTTGATTGAATCCATACGCGGCAAAGCAAAACGACTAGCCAAGCGGCGCGTGAACGCCTGCAACGACGCCCGCTACTGCACAGACAACTATCAGCGCGGCACGGCACGACTCGAAAAGGAAATTCTACGCGAGGTGGAACACTTGCGCCTGAGGGCGCCGGGAATAATCAGTTTTGAACTGACAGGGGCGCTTTGCGATTGCGTCCGGCTGGAAGTCAAGACGCACATGGAGGGCGGCGCCACATTCTCCCGGACAGTTTGGCTTTAGCTGCTAGGCTTTCACGCCATGGTCACGCCATGGCGTGCGAGACTCGCAGTGGGTCACGAAAGGAAAACACATGATTTTCATCTGCTACTACAAAAAGCGGGCGCCAATTGAGATATGGACGGCACGCACGCCATATGAGGCGCAGCAACGGGCGGCCGAATTGTGGAATCTCACGCCACGGCAACGTCTGAATATTGGCGTGCAGCGAAAAGGGGAATCGGCATGAATTACGAAATAGAACTGACGGACACTTTCGGCGGTGAAGCAAATTATTGTTGGGTGAAGCGGGAACGGTTCCACGCGCCTGACAATGCCGGGCGCGCGCTATTGATACGGCGCGGGAAGAAAGCGCTAGGGCTGACAGGGCGCCACGTGGCGCACGACTACGGGGACACAATCGAATTGAGATTCCCGGGCGCGTGCATTGTGGCGTTTATTTCATACAAGGGGGAATCGGCATGAGATTGGACACACGGCCGCTTATGGCGGCCATGAGAGAAACGGGGACACTTTCCGCGCAAGATATACAAGCGCTTCTGGATGAGTTGCACGCAACGCGCGCGGAGCTTGCCCGGGCTTTTGTTTGGCATGAAAAAGACCAGTCATGGGCGGCGATGAATTATCTAGTGCATTTCATGAAAGGGGAGTCGACATGAAAACCGAAACGATAACGGGCCCGGCACATTGGGCTTGCTACTTCATAAACGGGGACGCAACGGGCTTTGATTATGATCCTGAAACGTCCGACGCCGAACAAGCGGCGGCCGATGAATGGCTGAAGCGAAACGGCGTTCTGAACGTCATGGACGCGGGCGAGGAATACTTCACGTGGTCATACAATCTGCATGATCCGTGTTCGTCTGCTAAAGGCGGGACCGTCTGCGATTACACTTGCGAGGTGGAGTAATGGCTTTCTTTGATGCTGACGGCGTGAAGCGCGCCATGGAAGACAAAGCCGGGCCCCGGTTCAACGCCTGCATTGCAGAAGCGCCACGCGCCCTGCAATTGCTGCTAGACGACCTTGCAGAACAGGAAGAGGCGGCGAAAGCCGAACAACGCGAGTTGTTGGACCGGGCAGAAGAGGCGGAATACAAGCTATCGCTTGTTGCGGATCACATGGACGAAGCGCACAAGCTGCTAAACCGGGCAATCGAATCCCCGGGCTATGTGGCCAAAGCCACGTTGCGCCTGATACTTGCGCAAGTGAACCACGCCCGGGACAAAGCCAATGAGGGGTGAGGCGCTCGGATTCCTGATCCTGATTTTCCTCATGTGGCTATTCTACATGTCCCTAGTCATGATCTTTTAACCGTCCCTGCACACGTCACGTTAACGCCCGGGCGCTACAATGCCCGGGCGTTTTCTTTTGGAGGTGCGCAATGCTGAAACTATCCACTATGTCCCTGCTATCCCTGACACTTGCCGCGTGCGATATCCCGGCCGCCCTGACGCAAGCCCCGGCGCCGCAACCCGGCACACGGGAATCATTGCAACTGATCGAGCGAAACATTCCGGCCCTGCCCGGGGACGACGCAATCTTTTGGGCTCGCACGCTTTACGGCGAGGCCCGGGATCAATCCGAGGATGAGCTACGCGCCATTGCGCACGTGGTTTTCAATCGCTGGCGCTCGGGTAAGTACGGCACGAAAATCACTGACGTGCTTCTGTTCTCCCGGGGTGGCAATTTCGCGTTTTCATGTTGGAAACCCGGCACGAAATTGTTCAATTCCATGCTGGCGGTCGGCACGACGGAGCTTGAGCCCTATCGGGAATTGGTTAACCGTGTCTATGAGGAACGGATGAGCGGGTTCGAGGACCCAACAGGGGGCGCCACCCACTACTACCACCCGGCGGCCATGAAACCAGCGTTCGCCGTCCCGGTTTGGGCGAAGCCAGCCCTCCTGCGCACTGAGAACGGCACGAGGATGGCCCTAGCGCGTCTGGCAGCGGGGGAAGACCCCGATCAGGTACTCCGCCCGCCCTACACCCACAAGGTCGCTGTAGGCGACGCTGTGTTCTTCCGTATCCCCGGCATCAGGTAACTTCCCGGAAGCTGAGTTGCATCCCGGGCTCGGATGCGTATTGCTTAACGATAGTCAGGCTAACCACTTGGCTATCGTCCCGCCACAAAATCCCGTTCAGGGCATCGAGGACGAGCTTGGCCACGTTGTCGAGGTCAGGCTTCCCGGTCGGCAAAACCCGGCCCACCCGGACACCTGACAGCCACTTGTAGCTATCGGGCGTGGCCAGCGCTTCAATCCGCTTCTTCGCGCTCCACGACTTTGGAATCGGCACGAGGATCATAAGCCGGACTTCGACGGGCCCCAGCATGAACGGCGAGCCCACCTTCTGCACGACAACGGCACGGACATAGGCTTCTTCCGTGACCGTCTTCTCGGGCGTGTAAAGCTGAACCCCTTTACCCATCCGTCTGCCCCGGGGCCTCTGTTTCCCGAAGGGCCTGCCCGGGATGTAAACCGTCCTAAGCGGAGTTTCTGCATTATTCATATGTCTTCTTTCCTTGCGCCGGGCCCGGCGGAGGCCGTGACCTGTGTTACCCTTGTGACCATGTTACCCCCCCATTTCTAAGACTCTATAGGCATAGTAATATAATTACATAAGCGTATAATATTATTACTCTGCTACACTACTTATTACTATATATAGGAGTCACTAGAGTCACAGTATATATAATATAAGGAATCACTGAGGGTTTTCAGGCACTTATCTTGTGACCCGAATCTGTGACCCGACTACCAGCCGCCCTGCCGGGTGACGGAGTCACAAGTCCCAAACCCACACTTTTCCCGTTCTTGTGTGCTTTTTCACGTACCCCAAACTTATTAAAATCTTTCCTGCTCTATGAGCTTGCGCCATGCTTATGTCCCTTGCAGGCATCAGGAGCGCACCCTCGATCACCTCCGAGAGCTTGAACGAAATGTCCCGTGACGCCTCGACATACGACTTGATCCGGTCAAGCCATGGGTCATCCAGCACCGAAACCGATCTGGCTTCTTGCTCCCGCTCGGCGATCTGCGCCACGTCACGCTCCGTGATGTGCCATGCGTCACCCCGTTTGAAGCGGGCGACGGCTTCCGCCCATAGCTGATCGCGGTCCCGGGCCAGCGCGTCGGTGTCGATCACGCCCGGCACGGTCACGGGCCAGAAGCGTCGGTTCCCGGTCGTATCTAGCAGGTACTCCCCGCCGTCGGGGTTGATGGACCCGGCGAAGACCAATCCCCGGGGGACGTCCTTCACGACGCGCCCATAGGGCGTCCGATACCTATCCGACGTGGCACTCAGGAAGGACTTGATCTGCTTGGCCTCGGCCCGGCGCAGGGCGTTGAGTTCGGCAAGCTCCACGATCCATGGACTTGCCAGCGACAACAGCGCATCTTTCCCCCCGTGGGACAGGTCTACGGTGAATTCGGCGAACCATTTCCCGCCCAGCACTGCCAGAGCGGTCGATTTGCGGATGCCTTGCGCCCCTTCGAGGATCATGACGGTGTCCATTTTGCAGCCGGGCAGGAACGCCCGGGCGACGGCCCCGATCATCCAGCAGCGGCCCACCGTGCGGGCGTAAGCCTCGCGTTCCGGCGCCCTTACATCCACACCGCAGTATCGCCCCAGCCAGCTATCCAGCCGCGCCACGCCGTCCCACTGGAGCGCCCCCAAATACTCAAGCAATGGGTCGTAGGACTGCCCTTGCGCGACGGCCTCGACCACGGCGTGAATCTCGGTCGGCTTGATCTTGGGGAAGCCCTCCGCGGCCAGCCACGCGGCGCCCAAGGTCGCATCGGCGTCTTCCCAGAGCCCGATCCCGCTCATGTCCGGCCGCCACGGCGGGGCCTTGTGCATTTCGATCAGCTTGGTCCGGCGGTTGAAGCGCAGTGACCCTTCGAATTGCGGGCTTTTCCGGAATGCCCTGAGGATGTTCTCGTAGTCGTTGGCGATTGCCCCGGCGCGGGTCGTGTTGAGCAATTGCTTCCAGCCCGGCGTGTTGCGCATTTCAGCTTGCGCGTAGGCGCTCGATATGGTCCGGCCCAAGTCGGCATAGCGGGCCTGCCATCGGTCATCGCGCGGCGCAGAAGACGCCTCCATCAAGCCCTGCAAAAATGCCGTGGTCATGTCCTGAGGGACGCCGCGGGTCATCATGCGCATGGCCAGCGGCACGAGCGAGTCGTGAAGCTCGGCGCCGGATACCACGTTCAACACGAGGTCTTTCGTCTCGCGCTCGTCAACGCGGGCCCCCGCCGCGGTGTTGGGGACCGCAACGCCCCGGGCGTCGGCAGCCTTTTCCAGCCGCGCGACGACGTCTTCCAGTTCCCACTGTGTCCCCGAATTCTCTATGATGCGCGTGAGTACTGGCTTTGCGATGTTCTTGCGGTGCCACGATCCCGGCCAGCGGATGGGGTGAACGGCCGGGACGTTGCTGCGGTCGCCGCCTGCAAGGGACGTCGCCAGCCGACGGGCGTGCTTGAGGCGCACCACATCGTCCCCGGTGGCTGGTTTCTTCAAAACCCAATAGACGTGGAGCTTCGGCTCCATCTCGTCAAACACCTCGTTCAGCCAGAATCCGCCGGACTGTACGACGAGGCTAGGCGTACCAATGATGCTTCGGAGAGCTTTAAGAGCGTCAGAAGGCCCGATATCAAGCTCGACTGAGACGGCAACACCCTCGTGGATGTCGATTTCCCGGGCTCGCGTCGTCCCGGGCGCGAAGGTACAAACGGGGGGACAGAACACGACACTGTTGGGTTCGCCGCCGCATTTGTCGATCACTTTTGCGGCCTGATCTATTACGTCCCCGAGATCGTTTGACTTCACATAGGTGCGGAACAACGCCGCCTTGGATGCCTTGTCGTCATGAAACGCCCGGAGGGCGATCAGGCCCTTTCCGTCCACGTTGGCGAAGACGGTGCGGACGAATTCAGACAGTTGTTCCCTGTCGCATGAAAGCGAAGACATGGCGGCCCTTTCGAGAAATGAGAACGGGGAGCTTGTGACGGCTCCCCGCTGGTGGTCAATCTATTTCTGGCTGAGAATCATCAGCAGGATCGTGACCACTACAAATAGGGCCAAGACCACGATAAAGGACGCGAACATCACCATAGGATGTGTCCCGATCCTTCCAGCTACTTCGAGAAGCGTTCAGCAAGTCGAATCGCCTCGAAGCTTTGGTACTCCGCCATGAGCGCGTAGAATTTGCGGCGCACGACGGCATTGGCCTTGAAGTATTCGTTGAACCCGCCTTCGTCCCGGCCATAGCCGAGAAGCATCGAGTCGCGGAACACCCGCGCAGCGGCCCGCAAAGAGCGGTCGAACCCGTCCCGGCCGGGCTCCTCACCCACTTCCGGTTCCGGCGTCTCGGGCATGTCTGCACGGACGTCGGCGGCCTTGGGGGTTGCCTTGATGGCTTTTCCCATCCCGGCGATGTTGGTGATCTGTTCGGCCATTGCGTTGAAAGTCATCACGTTTTCTCCTGTTTGTGCGCCGTGATCCGGATGAATCGACGGCCCGTTCGCATTACCCATTCACCATTCCCCATGTCGTAACGGCCGATTATTGCGGCCTGTAGATCGTCCATTTCCAGAAACTCACCCAGCAGAGCCCGGCGGCTATCCGTCGGAATCCGTACTTCGTGCGCGTGCCAGAAACGCGGATCGAGTTGCAGCGCGGCGAGCAATGCCGTCAGCGACTTGAATCCTTCCGGCACGAAGATCGTGAGCATGTCAGAGGGCTTTCTCTTCGTATGGCCCTATGACTTCCCAATCACCATAGACGTCCTGCGCTCGGTCCCGCGGCGTGCCGTCCTTCTTGATCCGGAACGCCGTCGCCCATGGCTTCGTTTCCGGTCGGCTGAAGTACGAGACGTTTTTGATGTCGTTTAGAACGGCTTCGTACTCTTCCCGCGCGCCGAACATGGACTTCTTGATGCGCAGCCGCCACCGTGTCCCAACGGGGACACCATGGAGTTCGCGCAGCACAGCGTGCAATTCGGTTTCAGCCTCGCGGACTTCGGCCTTGAGGCGATCCACCTGTTGTTGCGCCGTGTGCCAGCGCGCGATCAATGTCTTCTTGTCTGTCATGTCACTTGTTCCACGGTCGGAACTGCTTCAACCGCTGCACGTCCGGCCAGACGCCCTGAAACGTGAACCCGCGATCATCAATCGTCAGGAACGCAGCAGGCTTCGTGGTTGGCCAGTAGAGCGAATCAATCGCGTCCACGAACCTCGGCAGGAAGACGATTGCGTCGCTGGAATTGCAGACGCGGGCGACTTCCCGGTGCAGGTACTCCATCATGGCCAGCATCCCGCCCTTCTGGTTGGAGCGCGACGAAAACACATGAACGTCGAACTCTTTCTGCGCCTCCACGAGCCACGGGAAAAATCCCTCGACTATCGGGTCCGGGATCACGTCGGCGCCTTTCCACCCGCTCGTGTAGGAGTGAATGACGCCATCGAAGTCAAGGCAGAGGATTGGTTTTCGCACGAGCCCTTCGGGCAGCGATTGACTGTTCGCGATGGAAATAGGTCCGGCGGGTAAGTTCTCTTGAGTCATGGAATCTCCGTATGCGGTTTGCGGTTTCTTCAGGCACGTTCGGCAGTTTCAATATCTCATCAAACAGTTGCGAAAGGGTTTCCACGCCTTCGGACGAAACGCGGGCGTCGGCCCAGCGTTGTGCGTGGCGAATCAACTGGAGCGCCAGAATGCGCCCGTCGTTACCCGTGACCAGCACATCAATCGCGCGGTCGAGAAACAGTGACACCGCGTCCATGCGGTCTGTCATGTCCTCTAGCTGCGTGTTGATGGCTGTGGGCTTCATTTGTCTTGCGCCTCGGCCGTCCCAACGGAGAAGTTCGTGCCGTAGTACTTGACCGAGCATTCCTTGTGCTGCGTCAGCCATTTGACATGCAGCCCTAGCTTCAGTCGCTCCAGACGCTTTGCGTCCGGCTTCTCAAAGAATCCCTGCCCGGGGGCGACGGTCTTGCCGCAGCGATAGCACGGCCCTGCAAATCTGTTTCTCATGGTCTTGCCCTTTCGAAGCGAGTTGCCGTCTCTCCGTGCTGTCACCGCTGCAAGGCTCAGGTTGCGGTTGCCCCCGAAAGGAACGTGCCCTGCTACGCTATTCGAATCAGACGGGCTGGCGCATCTTTGCGAGTTCTTCGTCCCACTCGGCTTCTTCGCTCCTGCGCTGCGCCAGCAGGTAGCCTTCAAGCTGCCAGATTTGGTTCACGGCGTCGTTGTGAGCGATCTTCTCGCCGATTTCCCGGACATAGTTCTCCGGGAACACGGGCGCCGACTTGCCGACGATGAAGAACCCGTTCTTCAGTGTCAGGATGCACAGCGTCAAATGATCGTGCGCATGATACGCGACGTTGGTAATCAGGCTGTGAATGTGTCCCAGCGTGATCTTCGGTGCGGGTGTTGCGGCAATGGCCGCGTCGAGTGCAGTGTCAGTCATTCTTCTCTCCATCGCCCGGGTTGAGATAGTGCAGCAGCGCTGACCGGACGATTTCAGCCATGCCCACATGCCGCGAAAACAGCTTGGATTCCTCCAGACTGCGTTCACGCAATTTGTGATAAAGCGGCCGCTCAAGACGTATGCTCATGTTGAACATATCTTCCGGCAGAATCTTCGGCCTACCTTTTTTCTCATTCATTTTCTTTCAGCCTTTCCGCCTCGACGGTCATGGCCGCGGCGATAATTGCTTCTGTCCCGCGTTCCTGATCCCCAGCATTCACCATGCGGACCGACACGTTGGCGGTCATGCCGTAGTGATTCAGCATGGCAAACACCACTCGGTTCACCGTCGGGCGGTGCGACTGTTTAATTCTCGCGCAGATATGGCAGTCCATCCCGCCCGGGCACGTATCCATAAGGTCGTAGTCTTCGGGATAAATGGCCCGTGCTACGACGTCAAATATGCTTTCTTCCATTGTGTCCCTCGTTCTCTTCCGGGACAGTCCGCAGATATAAATCCACGGCCTCCCGTACTATTTCGCTGATGCCAATGGGCCGTTTCCGCCCACCTTGTGTTCTCATGGCAGCACCGCGGAGCATGGTCCGGCGCACGACGGCGTCGTATTGCTCTATTGAGGTGTAGATGCTCATGGTGACGCGCTCCACGTGGGCGCCGAACGCTTGCGGGCGTCCGGCCGTCTCGGGAGCGCGCCCCGTCTTCGGCTTATACCTGACTTGTTTTGATGGCGTCTGCATGGGCCATTTTCCCTTCGAGTTCCGCCAGACGCTCCTTCAGGATCAACATTGACCGGGTCTGTGCGAGGTCACGGATCGAGGCGTCGCGGATCATGCGGGAGAAAATCTGATTCGCCTGCATCGCAGCAATGCAGGCGTTGGCCCAATCTTTCCTGAGTGCCAAGGTCCCGGAATCGCGCAGCAGTTTTTCCAACGTGCTGAACTTTTCCTGAGAAATGGAAATATCGTCTACGTGGCTCATGTGTCTTCCTTTCGTTGTAGTATGTTCGTATAAAGAATGTATCACGTCAAGAGGTGCGCCACATCCGATGCCCATAGTTTTCACCATCGTGCCACTGGCGGAGCGCGAAAAACTTGCCCGCATTATCGCCAGCGGGATCGAGTCGGTACTTGCTGGCCGCAACATACATCGCGGCCTTGCCGCCGTTGGGGATGAAGAACGAATCACCCACTTCCATTTCGTTGAACGGATAGTCTACCCGCAGCCCCGGCGCATGGTTCGCATGGAACCGGGCGGTTGGCAGCTTGTCTTCCAAGAACTGCCCGCGCCGCACCCGGGGAATCGGAATATCCTTCTCGACTGTCGGCCTGAAGTTGCCGCGGTTGCCTTTGTGATTGTTACCCATGGCCTATTTCCTGTAGCGGGCTGCTTCGTAGCCTTCAGCCGCCAGCGGCAGCCCGGCGGCCCAATCCGGAACGCGGGTCATAGTCCACACCATGTCATCCACGGACCCGAAATCCTTCATCACTTCACAGACGATTTCGTCATGAACCGTCAGCACGATTGTGTACCCGGCATTCTCCAGTGCGAGCATGGCTTCGCACATGATATCCCGGGCTACGCCGCTTGTGACGTTTTCGGCGAGCTTCCCGCCGTAGGTCTTGTCGCGCGTCCACTGGTTCGTGAGCCCGTCGATTGTCATGTAGGTCACGGTTTCCTTGTCGGCGCCCCACGGCGTTTTCAGCATCCGGATTTGCGGGTCCGGATACGTCAGGAAGCGCCCGCCGGGCAGCTTGCACCAGAGGATGTTTCCATGGGTGGCGTAAGCCACGGCGCGATCCCCACGCCCGGCCTTGAACAGCTTGCCCGGCGACGTGATCGCCATGAAGGCCGCGCGTTCAAGCTCGCCCCAATACTCCACGATGGGCTCGTTCTTGGCGCGATAGACTTCGATGGTACGTGCAGCGAGGTCTTCATTGATCGTGAGGCCCTGCCGGGCGCACTGGAGTTGGAACCTGTTCTTCCCCATGCCGTACCCACCGCCCAGCACGGCTTCTTTCCCGAGGTGGCGCTCTTTCGAACCCTTCTTCACGGCTGACGCCGGAATGCCGTAGATCGCCGCCGCCATTTCTTCGTAGATTTTTCCGCCGACTCTGAACTTCTCCACGAGGTCTTCATGTCCACTCAGCCACGCAAGCACGCGCCCTTCGATGTTCGAAAAGTCCGCGCTTATAAGTTTTTTCCCCTTCGGGGCGACGACGAACCCGCGCAGGCAGTCGGAAACCACTTCGAGTGGCGGCCCGTAGAAGAGGGCGAGGCGGGCTGGATCGCGAAACTTCATTTCTTCAATGGCTTCGGGTATGTCTTGGAGCTTGGAACGCGGAAGGTTCTGGAGTTGCGCACCCCGGCCGCTCCAGCGGCCCGTGTTAGCCCCATAGTACATGAGATTGTCACGCATTCGGCCGTCGAGCGATGCTCGTTCCTGATACGCTTTCAGTTTTGCAGTGGACGACTTCGCGCCCTGTTGGCGCAGAAGAAGAACCTTCCGAACCTGAGAGTCAATCGAATCATCCTTCAGTATGTCCGCCAGCGCGTACTTATCGACCGATTCGAGCGCTACACCCCGTTGGCCGCACCACTGTTTGATCGCTTCGGCTTGGGTGATACTCGACACATACCCCTCTGTGATCTGGGATATCTCGACGTTGAGACTCTTGAGGGCGAGGTCGGTGATGATCTTCGCATTCAAGACCCCGGCGCGATCCACGAGTACGCCACGTTTGTTGATACGCTGATCGAGGCTCCATATTTTCTGCTCACGGTCGGACAGAGGGCGAAGGCGTTTCGTTAGCTCGCGCTCGACGCGGACGTCCTGCTTGCAGTAGGCGTAGAGAATCGCCAAGTCCTTCGGGTCTTCCCACCATGCGCATTCACCCGTGATCGAGTTCACGGATTTGGGCTGGCACAGCTTGAGCATGACCCGGCGCCCGGTATCGTCCTTCTGTTCCGAGAGTCCGAGAGCCTTGGCAGCGCGTGCAAGGTCGCGAGGCAGCGCAAGACACGCAGCCATCGCAGCCGTGCAGCGCCATTGGCTTTCCTCGGGTCGGTGCCACGGCAGGCAGGACTCCCACAACGTGCGTTCGAATTGCGCGTTGTGGGCGTAGACGAGCCCGCCGGACTGCACATGTGCCTTGATCCGTTCCGGCATCGGCTGCCCGGCGATCCATAGCTCGGGTTCTTCCTCGCCGAACGCATAGGCCGCGCAAATGACGGACGTGGTCTTGTCTTCCGCATAACGGAACACGCCGGACTTCCTGAGGTCGATATTCGACCGGGTTTCAAAGTCGATGTGAAGCTCGGTCATTTCGCGTTCACGACTACGAGGGGTTTGTGACAGCTTGGGCACTCTGCGCCCGTCGTCCACGATAGCTTCCGCCCCACATCCAGCAAGAAGCCATCCCCGCAACTTGTTTTCCATTTCCATACGGGATCAGAGTCGCTAAATCGCATCGTACACACGGGCACGGGAGTGTTCTTCAACTCTGCCTGCGCTTGCGCAAGCGCTGTGCGAAGCTCGCCGATTTCGGTTTGCAGCTTGTGGATCAGCCCGACGGCATCCTCGGTCTTGCGGACTTCGTCCGCCAACTGAAACAGAACCTTGTCCACGCCGTCTTCAAGACAATGCTGCAACACCAGCGCCACCGCCCGGCGCAAGCGCGTGCGGATGGGTTGCTCGCGCTCCAGCCCCCAGAACTCGGCTTCGATCATTTCCAGTGTCAGCATGTCAGGCGCTCCCCTTCGGCTTCTGCTTCAACAGGTCATCGAGCATGTGCGTTGCCTCGTGCGCCGTTTCCGACAACAGGGCGGTGGTGCGCTGCACGCCATAGGTCAGCGTCTCCAGAACGCGCTCGGCGTCCGTGGCCGCATAGCATTCCGTGCGGTTGTCGTCGCCCAACTGGCCGGGCGGTGCAAGGATCACGGTGACTTCGATGCCGATCTGGTGCCCGAGGCTCATGAGGTCAACGATGCGATCCCGCATGGCTTGCAGGACAATCGCCCGCGCGAGTGGGTTGCTCATGGCAGGTACTTCCTCACGTGGCCGCAGTTGTTGCAGATTTGTGTTTTGCCGCCGATCAAGGGCGACTTAACAAGCGCTTTATCGCACTGCCGTATGTAGAACCCGGTTCGTCTTGTTCTGTGCGCCTCGCAGATGAATTTATGCTTGGGCTTGGGCTTGGGCGGGACTAACGGCGGCAAGGGCGCCGGGCGTTCCGCGCGGTCATCAAACTCGTGGTAGCGTTCGAACTTTCCGAAGTGAACCAGCGCCAGCGCGTTCCATGCAACATGCACCATGTGCGGTAGGCCGGACTCGGGATCGTTGTTTTCCCCGCGCCAGTACGCCCATGCGTGGCGCATGAGCGGGCCGAAGCAGCGCGACCACGACATGCCCTTTTCCCAATTGCGATCACTGTACTTGCGGGCGCCCATTTCATAGAGCTTCGCCAGTTCCTCCAGCGCTTCCGGCGGGATCAGGTCATAGCGCGGCTTGCCGACGTCGTAACGCTTGCCGGGCTCGTCCTTGGTTTCAGATGAAGTTGCGGTCATGTCCTTTTGCCTTTCGCAGCAGTTTATATTCGGTAGGGGTTAACGCCTCGTGTAAATCCCAAACCACCCATTGTGACGTCATCACGGGCGATCCCTTGTCCTGAAAGTCCAGCCGCCATGTCAGTGGCAGCACGTAGCGCGGGCGCCAATGGTCGAAGCATTCGCCCCCCGCCAACGAGGTGAAGAACCCCGTCGGCAGCAACAGCGCCATCTGTTCGATACCGATATCCTTGGCGTGTTCCACCCACTTCCGCGCAAGATTCCACGGCGGATTCGTAATCAGGCACGGAGCAGGTGGCGTCTTCACCTTGAAGAAATCCACCTTGTCCGTGCCATAGCCGTAGTCCTTCAGGTCCGAACTGAAGACGGCGTATCCTTCGTCATTCATCACACGCGAGAGAGCGCCAGCGCCGCACGCGGGTTCCCACACGAACAGCGCCTTTGGCTTCCACACCGCGAACAGGCTGCGGAGAACCACGCCCGGGGTTGGCGTCGGATAGAAGTCGGCTTCCACCCGGTCCCCGCGCTTGTTCGCGCCCGTCATGAGTTCGCCCTTCTTCATCGGCGCGTGTACTTCCGCTTCTCGATCTTCACTGTAGGGGTCACTGGCTTGTCTTCGGCGTCCGGGCGGCCCAGCACCCACAGGCGGGTGAATCGGCCTTCCTGCGCCGTCCGGATGGCAACACGATAACGCCGCGCTGCCATCCGGTATCCGTTCAAGCGCTTCACCGACCGGATCACAATCGAGTCCCCTATGCCCATGGTGAACAGCACGTCAGCGTACATGCTGCGTGTCGTCGGCAGGGGCACTGAGGGCTCGATCTTTTCCATGTCAGTCTCGCTTACTTGAACAGGTCGTCTACGGCGCCAGCGGCGGAATCCCCACCGTTGACCGGGCTGAAGTCATCCTCGGCGGCGCGGCGGTTGTCGAGACGGGGACCGTCGCCGACCTTCTGCACGTTGCCGAGTCCGAACGAAATGCCCTTGCCGCCTGTCTTGTGTTCCCAAGCATAGATATTCAGGGACGCAATGACCTTGGCGCCCGGGTAGATTTCGGACGGGTCGATAATCTTCTGCACGTTCTTGTCCACGACGCCCGGGGGCGACTTGGACGACACGCGGATGAACACGGTTCCTTCCGGCAGGCCATACTTGACCCCTTCCAGAAACGGGTTCTTGAGGTTCGGCGGGATTTTCGTGCCCCACTTTTCTTCAGCCGCGGGCTTCAACGCCGCCTTCAGCGCTGCGAATTCCTTCGTCTTCTGTGCCTTTTCGTCAAAGACGAGCGTGCAAGAAAACTTGGGCTCTCCGCCGTCCTGCCCGGGGCGGGCCACGAACAGGTTCGGGTAGGAGAGGATTGCTTCAGGCGTAAACAAACGAACATTAGCCATTTTCACTGTCTCACTGTTTGAGGTTTCACTGCTTCACTGTTTCACTTGACGGTGCTGAACTCTGATTCAGCGCTCGCCACAACAGCCGGACGTGGGTCTTCTTCCCGCGCCAGCGTTGTTCCTGAAGAGACACCCTTCTGTACAAGGGGCTCAATCTGCTTCTTGGTTGCCTTCGGCAGCAGCTTCTCAGCCGCCGACGGCGATATGATCTTCTTCTTGTAGATGCGGTCTTCTGGCACTCCTAGGTCCGACAACAGCATCGCCGCGTCGAGTTCGTCCGACCACACCTTGTTCGCGCGCTTGGCCACGAGCTTCCACGTAGGAATGGAACCCCCGTTGGCGAGCGTGCTGTGTGCGTACTCGCGCACGGCCGCAATCCAGTTCTCCACCACGTCGGCATCCCTGAGAAGCTGGTTCACCTGCTCGGGTGTCAGGAAGTTGGGAGCGGGTGGCGTGTTGGTTCCCGCAGGCGTGAATTCAACCATCGCATTCTTCTCCGCGGTCTTGCGTAGCTCGGGACAGAACCCCTTTGCCGGGCAGAACTTGCAGTGTTCACCAGCCTTCAGGATCGCAGTCGGGTCTTCCGTCTTCTGCGCTGCGATCTGGAGTTCACCGATGAAGTCCATGAGTTCCATGACGTCGGTCTTCCAGCGCCGGACCGGGCCGTCCTTGTGGATGGCGCGCGGCTGCACGATGATAAGCTCGATGTTCTCGAAGCCCTTGAACGCGAGCGCCGCCCCGACGCCATAGTACATGGCTTGGGGGTTGCGCTCGACTTCAACGGCGATCCCGGCGCCATACTTGAAGTCATAGACCCGCAGCGTGCGGGACTTCGGCTGCAACAGCACGCAGTCCGCCGTCCCGAACATGCCCGGGTATATCTTGCTCAAGTCGAAACGATGCTCGACGTAAAGCTCGTCGCCCGGCTCGCGGTCCTTCTCGATGGCTTCCAGATAGGTATCGACGGCTTCGATCATTTCCTCGTTCACGATGAACTCGGAGTCGTCAATCTTGATGCTTGTGCCGATGTAGTCGAAGGCGGACAACTGTTCCTTCAGGCACATTTCTGCGAGGTCGTGAGCGGCGTTGCCTTCCATGGCGAACGCGCTCGACGTGTTCGGCACGTCAGCCGACAAGCGGACGGAGCCCGGGCACTCCATCCACCTGTGTGAGCTTGAAGCCCCGAGCTTGCTGTGGGCCGCCATCAGAACCCCCTGACCGCTTTGCGGCGCTTCGAGGAGCCAACACCGTTGATGGCGTTGGCCTGACGGATGCGGTCCGGCGTCCAGCGGCCGTACTCGTCAAGCACGGCGCGGCTCGCGGACACCTGAGTCCAGCCGCGGCCGAGCCCGGAGCTTGTGCCCCGGGAGTCCATGGCCATTTTCGCTGTGCCCAATCCGAGGAGGGCGGCCAATCCTGCAAAAGATTTCCGGGTCATTATTCACCCATCTTCTGGCGGACGGCCGCGAGGAACGCCGGGAAGTCGCGTTCCTTCAAGTCCTTGAACGACGCGGCGTCGAACTGGCTCATGATCGTCTGCACGGCCGGGAGTCCCTTGGACGATGCCAGCGCCTTGGCCTCGGACTTCACGGCGTCCAGTGTCAGGGCTGCGGCTTCCGGCTTGGCGTCGTCGGCTGCGACTTCTTCCGATGGATTCTCGGGCCGGATACCTTCGACAGCTTCCGCAATGCAGCGCGCCATAGCCCTCTGCTCTTTTGCGGTGAGACATGTGGCCACAAATTGTTCCGCCATGTCTGCAAGATTTTTAATCTCCTCTTCTGTTTCGGCGTCACGGAACCAATTTTCAAGGGTTCCGCGAGCGAGTTCCACGTCACCTTTCCGCCCGGTGTCACATTCGTGCGAAACTCCAATCTTTTTATTCTGTAGAACAAACTTGGCCGTCGGCTTCGCCACACGTCGAGCGCGCGGTCTTGCACCCTCCCCCGCAACAGGTCCGCTACCGCTTCCCTGCTCGGGAACACTTCGTCCACCATCAACTCCGTCGGCATGTTCGGGTCCGTCAGAAGTTTCAGGGACAGTATTACCCTTTCTAGGCGCCGACGTCGCGAGAGTGAGGTCTCGCGGGAGGCCGAAAAGCTCAGTGAGAAAGATCGCGAGCGCGAGCGCGTCCTCCGACGTCATGTTGTTGGTTTCAAGTTCCAGCTTCATGTTAACTCCATCAGGTTGGTAAGCAGTGCCGTTTTCCGGGACACGGCCTTGGTGATTACATCGTCAATCGTTCCCGGGAACGAGCAAAAACGGACCATGACCGGGCGGGTCTGGCCAATGCGGTGCGCGCGCTTGGCGGCCTGTAGATTGTCTTTCGGAACCCACGACTGTTCGGCAAAGAGTACCTGATTCGACGCCGTCAGCGTCAACCCTTCTCCCGCCGCAAGGATGTTGCCGATGAAGACGCGCGTCTCGGGGTCGGTCTGGAAACGATCCACCGCCGTCTGCCGCTCCACCATGGGCGTGCTGCCATCAATGACCGCCGGGCGATACTTGGCAAGCCCGGCCTTCAGGGCTTCGATCACGACGCGATGCCACGCGAAGATGATGATCTTCGGCATTCCGTCTTCGAGTTCGCCCGTCACCAGCGAAACGATTTCCGGCGCCTTGACGGTTCCGATCATGTGACGCAACGAGGCCAAGTCCGTGGCCGCCCGGCTGAACAATTCAGACAACTCCTCTGCGTCCATGTTGGCAACATTGGCGTCGTACTGTTCGATGATCTTGCGCCATGCGATATCGTTGTCGCGCAACTGCTTCCCGGATTTCGGGGTCAGCTTGATATCCGAGTAGGTAATCGGCGGCAAATCCTTCAGGACTTCTTCCGCCGTCCGGCGCAGGGCGAACTTCTTCAACATGCCCTTGAGGGTGTTCACGTTGCGATGCCCGACGATCTTCGAGCCATAAGACGTCTGGATGCACACGCAAAACGTCTGCCGGAACGTCCAGAAGTTGCCGCGGAATTCATCGGCAAACTTGCAGGCCGTGTAGAGTTCGCTGGCGTCGTTCGGGGCAGGCGTGCCCGATAGCAGCCAAGCGCGACGGCAGCGCGAGGCAACGCCCAAGGCGCCATCCTGACGGGGCCCGAGAACGCGCCGGGTGCGGGATGCCGTGTGCGTTTTCAGGCGGTGCGCTTCGTCGCACACCAGCAAGTCGAACGTCATTGTCATGAGGCGGTTGAACAGACTGTCGTTCAGGAGCGCTTCATAGTTGACGATCAGGACTTCGGCGTGCGCCGGGATCGCGTCCGCGGCCTTGGACACCACGTGCAGGTTCCGGCGAATCTTCGCCCACTTCATGAACTCGTTCTGCCAGTTCAGCTTCAGGGACGCCGGGCAAATCACGAGGATGCGGGTGGCGCGAATCTTGTCCGCAGCCGCCACCACCTGATACGATTTGCCGAGCCCCATGTCGTCGGCCAGATAGGCGCGATCCTTCGAGGCAAGGAACTCGACACCCTTGATCTGGAAATCACGTAGCATAGCGGGTCCGCTGCTTCTCGTTGATGTACTTCAGTTGGTTGTCGCACACGGCGAAAATCTTCCGCTCGACAACGGGGCCGGGCACGGCCAGCCCCTCACGGTAACGGCGGACCATTTCCCGCGTGACGCCGATCTGCCCCGCGAGGGTGGCGTTGCTGATCGCGTACATGCGCATGTAGTCGTCAAGGTTCATGTGCGTTTTGACTTCTGTAACATTTGTGTACTATAAGCGTATCACGAAAGGAAGCGCAATGACAAAATTCAATCTCGTGGATCGCCGGACCGGGAAGACCACCACAATCTACGCCGATAGTGTTGAGGAAGTGTTTAGCGGAATCGCGAGCGGGGAAATAGGGAAGAAGGGCACGAAGAAGTCCAGCCCCACCTATGCCGTGAACCACTTCGTTCTCGTGACCGATCTTGTGGATTGGTACATTGACCATTGCAAGACGTGGTCGCCGGATGACCGGGACAAGTTCCGCGCCCACTTCCACAAATACTTCGACGGGATCGAGGTCATGTCTGTGGATCAATCCGTGATTGACGACTACATCGCGGTCTACTGCACGGAAGAGGGCAAGGCGTTGCAGACGGCCAAACGCCGACTCACCGTCCTGCGCGCGGCCATGAACTTCGCCATCGCACGCAAGCGGATGCCGTCCCAGCCGGAAATCTCGTGGGTGTTAAAGGTCGCCGAGCCCCGGCGCGAGCGCGTCTTCACTCGTTCCGAATGCGCCCGGCTACTGTGGGCTGCCCGCAAGCATCGCATGGCCAAGGTCCACGCCAAGCGCAGGCGAATCACCCGCAACCCGTTGTCGTGGTTCGAAGCGTACCTGTGGATCGCGCTCTACACGGGCGCCCGGCCGGAAGCCATTGCCCGGCTGAAGTTCTCGCAGATTGACTTCATTGATTGGCAAATCGACTTCCGGAACGACAAGGCGTCCCGCAAGAAGCGCAGCGTGGTCCCGGTCGCCAACGCCCTGAAACCGATCTTGATGCGCCTGCGCCGGGAGCGGCCGGACAACGTCTATGTGCTTAACACCATGCGGGCCGTGACCCCCGGCCGTCCGGCCATTGCGTCGGCGTTCACCGAAACGATGGGCATGGCCGGAATCTCGATAGGAGAGGGCCTGAACAGGGCTTCGGCCTATACCCTCCGACACACCACGGCGTCCCTCATTCTAAGGCGTGGCGCCTCCGTGTGGGCCGCAGCGGGCGTCCTCGGCGTCTCAACCCAGCGGATCGAGAAAACCTATGGCAAGCATATGGTTGACCACTTGCGGGAAACCGTGAACAAGCTATGATCCGGGTGCGGGTGTTGTGGGCCCGCGTTTGGACCATGTGTTAACTCTCCGGGGTAAAGGGCTGTCTGCCATGGCGGCCCTTTACTTTTTTGTCACATGAGTTAGGGTAAACACCTCTCGCGGACGAACCAGCCCCCCAGCTAACCCCGTCCGCCGCAGTGGAGCCCCCGCTGCCGAGGGACGGCCCTACCCAGCGCCGTCCCTCTTTTTCTTCAGGAAGCGGCGTATCTTTTCACGGTATTCTGATACTCGGTCCGCGGTCGGCTTCTTGATGCGGCAGGCTCGCAAGTGGCGCCTTTTGATGTTGGCCACGATTCGGTTTTTCCGAATGTCCATCCGCACAGCTTCACACCTATGCTGTTGTACTGAAGGAGTTGTTCGCGCACGAGACGCGAGTCCGAGTCGCACACCAGCACGGGCCGGGCGATGACGCAGAACTCACCGTCGGTCGGACTTGATGGTGAAGGGGTCGTCAGGAAGCAGCCCGTCAGGCTGAGAGTTGATAAGCTCACGAATATGAGCGGCAGCGGCGTCGGCCAACTCCACGCGCGCAATGGCTTTCTTGAAATTTTCAGCATCGCGGATTGCCTTTCCGGCTTCGAGAAGCTGACCTTCGCCGAGGTACTTCATGAGTCCGTCGGCGAAGGAAAGCAGCGACTTGATGATCGCGAGAAGGGTCACGCCTTCTTCACTTTCTCGTAGATGCCAAGCGCGACGAGCGTGGCCATGAAAGTTTCGACGGGCGGGAGGGCCGTAAAGCCCGGCACGTCGAAGCCGCTCCACTCAGCGACACTGGCGAGAACGAACCCGCCGATACCGATATACGTGCGGTAGTTCGCCAGAAACCCCAGCTTCAGCAACTTGTTCAGGATGTCCATTGGTCACTCTCCTACATCGTTGGAAAACACATCGTGTTCCAAGACATAGTAGCCGCAACCCAGCCGCCCGAGAACCCCAAAAATAGCGCGAGGATCGCCCACGCCACCCGGTTTCCTGTCTCCAGTGGCACCCGTTGCAAGGTTCTTTTCATGGCCTTCAGTCCTTCTTTGGGCCGAAGTATTCCAGAAGCCTACTGAACCCTACCGTGATGATCGTCGGCCCGAGATACCCCAGCGCACCGCCGATGCCGCCGCCCACGAGTTCGGGGACGTCATAGGTCGTGTGGAGAAAAGAGCTTATCGAAACAGCGATCACGCCCATGAGCGTGCCGCGCAGGAGCGATCCCGGCAGATGGGAAAGCGTCACCTTGGGCCCGCCGCGTTCCTGTTCATGGAACAGGCGAGCCATGTCGCCGACCACCGCAAGGATGATGCCCATGAGCGCCGTGGCCAGCAATTCGAGTTGATGAAACAGCGTATCCATTAACGGACCCTCGCCGCTTGGAAGTGTTGCGGATCACAGTCCTCGCCGGACCAGCGCCCACCGAACACCCATCCTTCATCTTCGAAGGCATCCACCACCATGAGAGGCATACCGCCCGCGAGAGGAGCCCACGGCTTGCCCATGCGATTGTACATCGGGTCAAGGTCGATAGCGCAGCCATAGGAGTGCATTGACAAGCGAGTGCCACCACGCATCCGGCGGAACGTGTAGGCCCCGCCGAACATGTGCATCCGCAGGTTTTCGATCTGATCTTGGCTGCGCCCGGCGCGTGCCCAGATAGCGCCAAGGACTCGTTCAAGCGACGGCGCAACGAGCTTGTGGACGCGGATGCTTTTCAGGTTCGTTGACAGGTCCCACGAGAGGACCATCCGCCATGGCGGGATCACGCGCACCAGATTGTTGTCTTCCCAGAGACGATTCGGAACGCCGTCCCCATCCGGGTCGGGGTTGCCGTAAAATTTCGGGCACTCGCTTTGAAGCGGCCACGGACTCATGACGCTCTCCCTGTCAGGTCGTTGATTGTGTCCATTGCCTCAATGGCTTCGAGGGCGTCGAGAATATCCGTAATCTCGTCAATTTCAATCGGGCTCAACCCGAGATCGTCCACGTCCCGGGGCGGCAGGATGATGACCCCGTGCCCGTAAAGGCGATTTTGGTTTACCAGATGCGGGACGGCTACATCCCGGGCATAGAGTTTCTTGACCCGGGCCAGCGCCGCCCGACGCTGACTTTCCCGATCAAGCCTTTTCCGCTCGCTGTGGCTGATCCAGCCGCCAAAATTCCCGCTCGGGACAAAGTCCGTGGCCGCCACGATGACCGTGTGGGCGCCGAAGGAATTTGTGTTGACGAGCAACGGAACCGACACGTTGTTCCCGGCAAGCACGGTGTGCCCGAAGAACACGTTCGTGTTGGTCAGGAGCGACGCCGTCACCAGCGTCCGGAGGCGGTGGCTGTAGAAGGTATTGGCGTTTGTCAGGAGCGACGCCGTGACCCGGCGCCGGATGCTGTGGCTGAACAGGGTGTTGCTGTTCGTCAGCCGCGGGACGGTCAGTCGGCGCCGGATGCTGTGGCTATAGAGGACGGACCCGTTCACGAGGTTCGTTGCCGTCACGCGCAGGCGGATCGAGTGCGCTTGCAGGATGCTCGTGTTCGTCAGCAACGGCACCTGTAAGTCTGCGCCCGCCACACTGACGGCGTGCGCATAGAACGTGTTGGTGTTCGTGAACACGCCCGGCTTGATGATCGTGCGGATCGAGTGCGCACGGAGCGTGCTGGAGTTGACGAGGTTGACGAGCTTGATCGTCGCGCGGACGCTGTGGGCTCGCAGCGTGTTTGCGTTCGTCAGAAGCGGCGCAGTGATCCGCGTGCGGATGCTATGGGCGCGGAGTGTGCTGGTGTTCGACAAAGCCGCTGGCTTCAGGATCGTCCGGATCGAATGCGCGCGGAGCGTGTTCGTGTTCGTCAGGATCGCTGGCTTCAGGGTCGTGCGAACCGAATGCGCGCGAAGCGTGCTGGCATTGCTCAGAAGCGGGGCTATCTTCGGGAACACAACCCGGTGCGCGAAGAAAGTGTTTACGTTCGTGAACAGTACTGGCTTCAGGGTCGTGCGGACCGAATGCGCACGCAGCGTGTTCGTGTTCGCAAGGAGTGGCGCCGTCAACCGCCTGCGGATGCTGTGCGCGCGGAGCGTGTTGCTGTTGGTCAGGATCGCTGGTTTCAGGATCGTGCGGATCGAGTGCGCCCGCAGCGTGGACGAGTTCGTGTAATTCGTCGGCTTCAGGATCGTCCGGATCGAATGCGCACGCAGCGTGTTCGCGTTCGTCAGAAGCGGGGGCTCAACTGTCGCCCCCGCAGACGCAGTAAACCCGCGCACGCCTATCGTCATTGTCTCCGCGCTATTGGAGTTTGACGAACGAGTGAAGGTGCCCGGGTTTTCGGTGTCTGCTGTAGTCGTGCCGTAGCAAGACGCAATAGTAGCGTCGTCTCCACCAGTGGTGGTTGTCGTTAGCCTGCCATTTTCGTAGGGCCATGCGGAAACAGTGCATAGTTCCGGCGCACCAAAAGCGGCGAACCAGAGATTGTTGTCCGCGCCCCACGTAACAGTCTTGGACGGCGGGTCCGGGGTGAGCGTGGTTCCGCTGCCGAATACTTGATCTTCAGGAGCTTGCGCCGGGTCAAACGATCCCGCTGCAATGACGTACACAGTCCACGCGGCCTGTGATGACGCGGAACAGTTCAGCGTTACTGTGCTACCTTCCGTGCCGTCCATGACGCGCCACGCAGCGCCGATACGGTTCCCGGTGTGAAGTTCAGTCCAGCCCGCCGTCGATACGTTGCTTGATACGCCGCCCCCATCGTGGGCGTCGATGACGATGATAAGGTCGCCAGCTACGAATGCTGGCAGCGTGACGGTGTGATTCGTCACATTAACAGAACTGCTGCCTGTAGTCGTTGCTTTAATGCGGGGGAACTGATCGCCCGTGAACGAGAGTGACGCGCTGTAAAATGTCGCCGTGTTTGTGAGGAGCGGGGCGCTGAGTAAAGTCCCGCCTAGTGGGAATGGTTGAAAGGTCCACGTACTCATCGCACTAGACCTTTGTTAGCTGGAGATGCTCCGCAACCGTTTCACTCAGGTCCGCGTCAGTCGTGATGGCGAGGTCGCCGTTGGCATCCAGATTGAACCCAGTGACCACCCGCCCCTCTGCGAAGATGTGGGCGAGCATGTGCCGCCACTCGGCAACAATCGGGTTGTCTGCTTCAATCGCGAGGGACAGGGTGTAAGTCGTCGCCATCATGCACTCCTGATCGACCAGTTCACGGTGATGGTTCCTGCAAGCGCGTCGAGCGTGAAGTCCCAGCCGTGCATGAGCATGACCGCAGGACCGATCCAGAGAGGTTGCGATTGCGCGCCCGTCAAAATCCACTGCTCCGCCACGCGCTGCGTGTCACCGCTGCGGCACTTCTCGTAAAGCCTGATCTGAAGCTGGTCGCCAGCAATCATGTCACTCAGGTCCAGCACAAGCTGGTAAAGCCCTGCCGTGGTCTGAGCGTCTGCTGTGTCGTAGGACGTGTCAGTCGTCAGCGAGTGTTCCGTGGTGCTGATGGCTTCCGTTCCTGAGAAGGCTTGTGTGACTGCCATATTAGCCTCCGCATCCGATAACTGTTGCTGTGTACGTGGCATCCGGTGCGTTTAAGCAGCGGCCACGAACGTAGATGTTTGCACCTGAAGGGACAGGCTTGAAAGCCGAGCAAAACAACATGCCTGTGTTCATGCCCCTCCCGTTCGTTTCGCCCGTGGTCCCTACGTGCATGTCGCGGGCAATGATGATCTTGTTTGATCCGTCCCCGTAGGCAATGTCGATATAAGTGTACTCAGCCGTGATGGTCGCGTTGTTGATGTGATAACTTAGCTGCCACCACCAGAGTTCTGAAGTGGTCGCGCCCAAATCAACCCACGTTCCGTCTGCCGCGTTGCCGGGGGTGAAGGTTGGACCCGATGACCCCGTGATGGTGCCGAAGGTCTCGAAGATGGTGCCCACGGGGACCGCTTCGGGCATTGAGGGCTGGCCCCACCATTTGCAGGCTGCGCGCACTGTGCCCGCTGTCGCGTTGGTTCCCTGCACGCGGATCGCAACGCTTGACCCTGCCTTGATGAAGATCGGGAACAGGTATTCAACCGTGCCCGCTGCCGTGAAGGCGGGAGATGCACCACAAGAGATGTTGCTGATGACTGCTGTGTAGGACGATCCACCCGCAGGGTCCACGCCAATGTCGAAGATTTGCGGCTTCGCTGCCGCAGAGGTGGCACCGCCGCTGATCTTGACGTGCATCCAATAGCAGTCCTGCGCGATATTCGCGCTTGATGCTACCTGCGTGAACGTGCCTTCAGCGTTGGACGCTCCCGGCGTTACAGACGTGCCGGGGGTCGCCGAGGGGTTGGCCCCCCAGTTGTCGTAGGTGAAGCTGTAAGCCGAAAGACCGACTTGACCGAGAGGCATAACTCAGTCCTTGCAAGGTCCGAGCCACTTAACGATTTCATCGTCGTCAACGGCGAAATCATTCCCGTCCACTTCCGCGAAAGGCACCATGCCTTTCTTGGTTCCGAACCGGGCGTTGCCGCCGCACTTGCGGCAAAGCAGCGTGATTGATTCATCGTCGCGCGCGACGATCTGAGCTTCGTGTGACATGGAGCCTCCTAGAGCGTGAAGATACCGGATGCGTTGTACTGGAGAGTGACGTCAGCGCCGGACGGCGTGAACGGCATGCCCGTGATCGACGCATCGAAGAACGCCACCAGACGCGACGTGGCGTCGGCCGAACCGTCGTCAATGTACATGATGAAGCCTTCGAGCGACGTGGCGCCGGACAACGCCGTGAACGTCGAGTCGGCCGCATCGAACGTGCCAGCGGTGTACGTCTTGGTGCCAAGCGCCACACCCGTTGCACGGGTTGCCGGGTTCATGCCCGTCAAGTCGGCGTAAAAGTCGTGGGCTTGGTTGAACGTGTAGGTGCCTGTGTCCACGAACGCCACGCGGACGTTCGTTGAGGTGAGCGCGGAGTTGGTGGAAGCCTGAAGCAGTGCTTCCTTCCAGATGTTGTAAAGGGCGTTAGCCATCGGTCAAAGCCTTTGCTGCTTCGGTGAATCCATGTTGTTCGAGGAACGTGAGAATCATTTCACGCTCGTTGACCGCTGCGCGGGCCAACCATGCGACGAGGAACTTCTTCAGGTCTTTCCTGAACATGACGGCTTGGGCCTTTATGACCGGGTCGGCCGTCTTGTCCGAAACGCTTATCAGGTCACGCAGCGCCATTTCGACCATTTCGTCGGGGTGCTGGATAGGCGCCCGGCCCACCTTCACGGAAGGCGGGTGCATGATTACGCCGTTCTGAAGCAGCACGCCATCGGGCCCGCGGTCGTACCCGCGAAAGATCACTTTCCCGTTCAGGCGGTCTGGCTTCCACGACATCATGTTCAGCGTTCCTCTACTTCAATACGGCCGGATTTGTCCCGTTTGATAAGGTACGTTGAATTGCCCGTGCCCGCAATGATGTTGCCGTCGGCGTCCCGGGAAATGACATACTTCCGTTTCCGGGCCGACTTGGCCGGGGCCGGGACTTCCGAGGCATTTGCCGAGCCAATCAGGGACGGCATCTTGAAGCTGGCCTCCTCGTCGGTATCCTCTTCGTCGTCCTCGGCGTCCGGCCGGAACGGCGGGTTCGTCCGCTCCCCGGCAATGCCGTCGGCAATGTCCACGGCTGTCTGCGGGGCGCCCGGGGAGAGGGGCGACAGGAGCCAGATGCCCAAGCCTGCCCGGACAGGCAGCGGAGCGTTCGCGGCGGCCGTGACCATGCCGCCAATCATGAACGGTGCCAACATTTCGTAAGTCGATTTGGCACCCTTCCATTCCGACGTGTTGTTGTCCGGGTCTTTGTTCGAATCACCGAACAACATGGGCCCGAAGATGTTGCCAAAGTCGCGGCCCACCGTAGACACGACAGGACCGACAATCCCGCTCTCCCACGCCTTCCCGTACTTGGTCCCATAGAGCATGTTGACCGCTTTGTCGGCGTTTCCGAGGAGGCCAGCGCTTGACATGACGAGAAGGGCGTTCTGTTCGTCCGTCCGCTGTTCGGCTTGCTCGGGGTTGTTGATCTGATCGCGAAGCAGACGGACCATGCCCTGCGCGTAAGCCGTCAGCGCAAGGCCAAGGACCGGGCCAATCGCCCGGCTGTAGATATCCGCCGCGCCCATCTTTCCACTAGCCACGCCCTCAACGGTCCCGCCGATCTGCTTGGCTGTCCGGAACAACACGTTGCGCGTGAAGGCGGCTTGGAAGCTGGCAATACCGAACACGAGCGCGCCCGTGCTGGAGTTCGCCCATGCCGGGCGATCCGCCGCCGTCGGGTTCATGATCGTCTCGTTGACGAACCGGATCACCGCGGTCCGGTAGGCTTTGGCTTCCGGCGTGTCGGCCATGATGGTCGCGAGGTCCGGCAGACCCTTGTTCTCGCCCAGCATCTTGATGATGGGCTGAACCATGTTTTCCGGAATGCCAAGGTCAGCCAGCGCGAGGCGGGCTGATTCCTTTGCATACCCGGTCGAATAGTTTCGCAACTGCTTCGTGATGAAGTAGGTAGCAAGCTGCGTGGTCGCCTGACGTGTGGCTTGCGTAAGCTGGTGAAGGCCGATCTGGCGGAAGAAGCGCTGCGACAGGCGGCGCTGCCACCGAGTCGTGAGGTCATTCCCCATGAATTTGTTGGCCATGTACGCATCACTGAACGCGCTGTGCGTTATCCCAAGACCTTCGGTGAAGGTGCGGAGGTCTTCACTGTTTTTCGTTTTGGCCAACTGCCGAATCGTGAGCGCCATGTTCTTGAACGCCGCCGTGACTTCGCCAGAACGTGCCGCTGCTGTGAATGGCTCCATGATCGAAGACAGTGTGGACTGATCGAGGAACCGAACGGCGCCGTACATGCGCGCCATGCCCGCAAGCTGATCGACGCCCATGGGGATCGTGTTCTTGAAGTTGCCCATAGCAGACGCCAGAAGGCCGAAATCGCCAGCGATGAAATGTCTGTCCATTTCGTTCAATCCAAGCTCCGCCAGCCTCGTAAGCTCGCGGTCAAGGATTTCGTTATTGACGCCGAAGCGCTCCATGTGCGCGACGGAACGAACGGTGTTCAGCATGTAGCTGTAAACCGTCTCGACAGGGCTATCAATGTAGAACTCATTCAGCCCCGAGTCCCGACGCGCTTCGAACACGCGGGCACGCATTGTGTCCGCCCGCGTGGAGTTCGCCGTGTTGGAGACAAACGACGTACCCGACGCATTGCTGAAGTATTCCCGCGCCGCGTCTTCAGCATCAATTTTATCCATGTTGTACTGACGCATGTACTCTCGCGCCGCGGCTTTGATGAACCGCGCGCGGGCTCCCGGCGCCGTCAGCTTCTCGTGATCAAGCATCCGCGGCAGATAGTTCTCGATCTTGCCGATCTGAAGATTCTTCGCTTCGGCTTCGAGCTTCGCACGTTCCTTCGGCGTGCGCGCCGCCGCGATGCGTTCTTTCGCAATCGCCGCGAGCTTCTTGTTCATCGTGTCCCGGAATTCATCCATGACGGCTTTAAGGCGCTTCGCTACGGCTGCCGCTTCCGGCGTCATCTTTCCGCCGTACTGGTAATCTTCGCCGAACTTCTTGAGCGCAGCATCACCAATCTTGGCAATGGGCTCCAAGATGTTGCCTACGCGCGTGGCCCACTGGTTCACGACGGGCTCGACGGCCTCGCTCCATGACTCGCGGATGATTCCGGTTTTGCCGCCTGCGCCGGGGTTGGTGAAAATCCTGTTGAACAGTTTTTCCAGACCGTCCGCGACTTCCTTGTTCCCGGCACCACGGTAGCGGTCGATGAACGTGCGCGAGAAACCCACGTTGCCGTAAAAGCCCCAACGGAAAGCGTCTTCGATCTTCGACCACACGTCGAACGCAACACTGCTGTTGCGCAGGTTCTCGCGCAGCTTGCCAAGACCTTCACGGCCCTTCATGGCAAAACCAATCAGGTCCTTGATGATCGGTTTCCAGATTTCAGGATCGCCGAACGGGTTCGAATAGAACTTCGTCGTCTTGTTGCCGGACTTCGCCTGTGGCTTGAAATCGGGTTCGCCGAATGCCTTCGGATATCCGTCTTCCGTGAGGTCATCCTTGCTGACGGGCTTCTTGTCGGAGCCGAAGAAGGATTCATAGACGGGCGCGTTCGGGTCCTTGGCACCTTCCGGAATGCCCGGCTTGACCTTGCCTTCATCCTTGAAGTCAGCTTTGGCCTTTGCGTCCGCAGCATCGGCCGCAGCCTTCAGGTCTTTCAGCTTGGCTTCCTTGGCCGCAATATCTGCTTTGGCTTTCGCCGTCGCATCATCGGTTTTCGGCGCTTCGGCCTTGGGTGCTGCGGGCTTCGGGGCCTGCTCTTTCAAGGCTTCAATCTCTTTCGAGCGCTGCGCGATAGAGTCCATAAGCCTGTCGCGAGTAGCCTCGCCGCGCTTGATCGCGTCGAGTATCTTCCGATACTTCGGGGACATGGTGCCGTCGGACTTCTCGACTGCCGCCAGTTCCTTGGTGAGCCCGTCCGCCTTCTCCACCTCTTTGGCGAGCTTGGCGTTCTCGGTCTTCAAGGCGTCAACTTTCGCAGCCATGCGGTCGTTGAACGCACGCTGTTCTTCGGCCGACACCTTGCCCGCCTTGACATCGGCTTTCGCCTTCTCACGCTGCGCGGCTGCTTCGGCCTCCGCGGCCTTTAGTGCAGCCTTGGACTTTTCGAGGTCCGACTTCGCAGTTTCGAACGCACGTCGCTCAGGAGTCTCTGCGACTCGTCGCTGCTCAACACGAAGCGGTTCAGCCGGGCGAGGCTCGCCTTCAGCCCCTTTGCCCGCTCCACCAGCATCGCCCCGAGGTCCGGCCGCAGGCCCATCATCAGGTACGCCCTCGGATGCGCGAGCATTTCCCGCTCCAGACTCCGATTGGCTTCGATTACCCTGTTCAGGTCCGGCAGATTTGGTTCCTGCATTGTTGCGAGTATTTGAATCAGTTCCTCGACCAGTGCTTGACTTAGCTGTCCGAGAAAACTCTCGGGCGGTCCACGTTCCGTTTTTCGTCGGGTGGTTGTGGAGTTCGAAATTTTGGTCAAGCCCTTCCCTCTGAGCTTTGATGATCCACTTCGCCGCCTGCACCTGATCCTTGAAGATGATGGGGCCGCCCTTGTCAGAGAGCACGAAGCCGTTCTCGTCTACCTCGTAGCGGCCGTCGGCGTCAAAACCCTTTTCCGTCGTGGACGATGCTTTTCCACTGTGCTGCTGCTGCGCACGTTCCTGCCGCTGTTCATACCGTTCACGCGCGCCTGCATCGCGTTCCCGGCGCTCTTTCTTCTGCTGCCAGAAGCGCTGAAGGTCTTCGATGTTCTCCCGGCGTGCGTTGTCCGCCGACTCCCGGGCTGCTGCCTCGAAGTCTTCGGCCTTCGTGCGCTCGCGGAACCCTGCATTCGGATCACCTTCCCGCGCTGCGCGCATGAGGTCGAACTCGACGCGGCCGGACAACTCGCCTTCCGGCGTGCCTGTGTCCGTCGCCCGGAACGGTCGGTCGCTGGTGCCGGACGCCGTTTGCGTGCGGGGTGTGCCCCGTGCGTCCAAGTTCTCGAAGGCACCCGTATCGTCTTCGGCAAGCCCGCGCTCAAGCGGTCGCGACATGGGTGACGTGCGCGCAGCCATCTCCGGATCACCCGGGCCCTTGCCGGGGATTGCTTCGCCGCTCGTGTCCGTGACACGCATGGCGCCCTGTGCGTCGGCTGCGTCCTGCCGCGCCCGTTCGGCTTCGAGCGCACGCCACGCCTTCCGCCGCGTCTCGACAGTCTCGGGAACGATTCCCCATTCTTTCTTGAGAAGCTGCTTCTGTTCCGGCGTGATGTCGATAAGTCCGGCTTCTTTCTGCTGGCGCACGGACTCGCGCGCGCCGGGGTCGAAGCCCGTCTCGCCGGGGGTGCGAACGCCACGCTCGCCGGGCACGTCGGTGACAAGCGGGGTCTGCACCTGTTCGGTGCTGAACGCTTTGCTCGGGTCGCCGCCGGACTTGTAAAGCTCGACAAGGTCAAACTTCGGACGCTCTGTCACTCCTGTAGGCGTTTCCGGGAGCCCCGTGCGTGGGTCGAACGCCGAGCTTATGGCGGGCTTCTCGTCTGCCGCTTCCGCCGCCCGGGCATTGTCGAACATGCGCGCAGCGCCTTGGCCTTCGCTCAAAGGCGGCTGCTTGGGCTGCATCTTCTGCTTCAGGATATCCACGAGCGGGATGGTCGTATCCCGTTCATCCATGCGGTTCGGGGCGCCCACCCACCCGTCAGCGAACTCGCCGACAGTCTGCGTCAAGCGCGGATCGTCCGGCGCGATCCCGTTGGCTTCGAGAATCGCTTTCACGTTGTCCGGCAACGAATCATAGAACTGAGCCACGGATGGCGGTGCGTCCGCTTCCGGAGTCACGCCCGGGGCCGCTGGTGTCTTCGGCGTCCGCATCGTCGTGTAGGCGTTCTTCAGCAAATCATAGAGTTGACCACTGAAAACAGGCGCCACTGTGCCGCCCGTGAGCGCGCTCATGGCCGTTCGCGTGATGTCGAAGCCGGGAGCGACGTAAGCCGGGCCTGCGCCTTCAACCGCATCGAACTCCTGAGTCTGCGGGTTGTAGGCTTCGGCGTTCGGATTGTACTGCGTCGGGAGGTCTTTCGAGAAAAGCTGTGAAATCGAATCAGCCAAACCCGACGCCCCGGCATTCTTCAGGACCGTGCTGGCAATAGTCGCGCCCTTGCCACCAAGCAGGCCAATCGGGTCCATGGCGCCGCCGATAAGCGTTCCGCCGATGGCCCCCGCGCCGCCCGCAATAGCCTCGCCCGTCGTCGGCTCTTTCCAGAAGGGAAGGGCCTCGTTGTACTGCCGAATCCCCTGCGTCTGACGCTGATCGAGAATAGGCGTAGACATGCCGCCGCTGCGAAGCAGGTTCGCCGTGGCGCCCTCTTCGTTCATGGTGTTGGAGCGTGCGCCACCAAAGTGTTCCATGAAGCTGGCGACGATGTCGCTAAGCCCGCCGTCGCCCGCCCGGCCCATGGGGGCAGGAAGACCCTTCAAGTCCTGAATAGGGCCCGCCTCGGCGCGCATCTGGCCGATGGTCTTCTGGGGCGCTACGGGGGTGACGTCTTCCCATTCGTCAGTGACGTCTTCCCATTCATCAACGAGCGCCATTGGCAACCCTCACCCAATTACCATTTACGACTTTGCGGACTTCACCAGTTGTCTTGTTCCGGACTGTCCGGCCTTCCGGTTGGCCCGGCGCGGGGCCAATGATTTCAGTCGGCCCTGCCGAGAACGCAGCTTCAGGCGGTGCGCCCGTCTGCGCATCCGTGAGGGACTGCACCACTTTCGTGGCTTGCTCAGACGGCAACCCATTATTGATCGCAGTTGTTGCATCATCCGGGAGCGGCGCAAACGGGTCATTCTCTTTCATGGTGTACTTGGTCTTCGGAGTGCCGAAGCCAAAGGCCGAAAAGAGGCTGTCGTTCACCTGTTCCGATTCAGTGGACTCGTTGATCGCCTGCTGCACGGACTTCGCCGCGTCTCCGTTGGCGCGCATCAACTCCACGGCGCGAGTCAGGATTTGCAGGCGCCCGTCCTTCGGGAAGTTCTTGCCGACATAACGCTCGATCAGCTTATCCATAGCCGCGGACTCCGCCGGGCTCACATCGTTCGCTGCGTCGGACTTCGTCCCCTTGGCCTGATTGGTCTTGATGAAGGCGTCGATAGCCGCATCATTTGCCGTGTACGCGCGCGGCCCGCCGTCGGCTCCGGGGACATAGACCGTCTCGCCGGGCTTGTTGACTGTGATCTGCATCCGGCGGTCGGCGCCCTTCTCGCGCTGATCGACGTCGTAATACCGGACGGCATTGTCGCGCTGCTGGATCGCGTTGCGGTCCCCGATGCTGACGCCTTCGTTCTGGTTGAGCGCATTGCCCGCGCCCGCGAACGCCCGCGCGATGGTGTTGTCATCGCCGCCTGCGTTGGCCGCGAAACCACGAATCCACGTGCTGCCATCGTTCGCATCCACGCCATTGCGGCCAGACAAACGAACAAATTCGGAATAGAACTGCGGTGCGTTCTTCTGGATGTCCTGCGGGGACATGGTGCTGAACAGTCTGGAAATGCTCCCGCGGGCGTCGTTGACCGTATTGTTTTCATCAATCTTCTGCTGGCGAAGCTGGTTCTCCAGCATCATTCCTTCCATACGTGCTTGCTCGGCGCGTTTCTCGGCGTCCCCGAAAAACACTTTGGCAAGGTTGCTCGCAATCGCTGCGGCTTGCGGGTTGGAGTAGAAATACTGGCCACTAGGCATGTTCGATCACCGCATATATGGCGAGAAGGTATCAATGTTGTCGTATGTGAACGGGACGATTGACGACGGGAGCCCGTTGGCCATGGCGCTGTTCGCTGCCGTGGCACCCTGCGCACCAATCGTCGGCGCCGCGGTGCCGGGACCAAACATGGCCGGACCCGCCGTCGCCTTCAGCGCTTGGCTGCCAATCGCCACCAGAAGATCGCCCAGCGGCGAATTCGCCTTGGCCGCTGCCGCCCTTAGCTCGGGCTCAAGCGCCTGCTGCGACCACTGAGAGAAGTTCCCCGTGCGCTGGAGGTTCTGACCCTGCCGGATGTTGAAGATGTTCAGGAGGTTCTGCGAATCGCCAAACGAGTCGATCCCGGCGCGGGCCTTGGCCTCGCGCGATCCGGATGCCGCCGCGGCCGTTCCGGCGCGGGCATACTCGTTCTTGATGATTTGCGGCGTGTCGCCCTGAAGGGATGGGGCGTACCCCGTGTCTTCCGGTTTGGAGACAACGCTCTGGTACTGCGCTTCCCGCTGCTGCCGGGCCTTGTCGTTATCAACGGCGTACTCGCCCTGCCCGGCCTTCGACTGCGACTTCGCAAAGATGCCTTCGGCCTCGCGGCGAAGCTGCTTCTGGCGCTCCAGTTCGGCCATGGTCGCGGAGGCTTGCGCCTTCTGCGATTTCTGCATGGCGTTGTTCTGCATGACCGTGCCGCCAACGGTGGCGCCCGCGGCGGCGATTGCTGCGAGTTCAAGACCCGTACACATGTTACGTCACCACGCGCGACGAACCGCTCTGCGGCGTCGATCCCGTGTTGAAGAGGTTGACGCCAGCGTACTTGTTGGCCGCCGTGTTGGTGGCGTCCGCAAGTCCGGCCGTAGCGTTCTGGAACAGGTTGCCGAGCGAATCGAAGCCCGGCGTGGCGTAGAGATACTGCTGCCGGGAGATTGCCGCGCGGGCTGCCGCCGTCGGGTCAGCCGTGGCCTGAAGCTGCGAAACAAGCTCGGAGCGGTTCTGTTCGACCTGCTGCCGGGCGCGGTTGGCCTCGTCAGAGGCGCGGCCTTCGACCACCTGACGGTTGCGGTCATACTCCATCTGGAGGTTCTTGAGCTTGCTCGCGCCCGTACTGGACTGCGTCAGGCCGTTGCGGGCCAGCGCGAACACAAGCCCCTCGCGGGCCTTGCGGAACTGATCTTCGAGTTGCGGCCGGGCAAAATCAAGGAACGCTTGGCTGCGGCCTTTGAAGAACGTGTCGTTGAACGGTGAGAAGATTTGGTCGATCTGCGCCGATCCGGCCCGAATCCGGTTCTGGCGATCCTGTTCTTCCTTGCGCTGTTGCGCTGCTGCGCGCGCGGCGGCGTCCGCGCCACCATCACCGAGACACATGGTCAAAACTCCATTCGTAGATGTCGAAGAGGTTGCCGAACTGATCCTGTTCACTACGGGTGAACACACCGCCAAGCGCCCTGAACCATCTTGGAGTCTTGGGGTTGCCCTGCAAAGCCCGGCAATACAGCGTCTTGATGCCGTAGTGCTGCGCGGCTTCTGGCAGGAACTTGCGAATCGCTACCGCGATCCGAACCCCGAATTCCTCAACTTCCGGCGTGCCGATAAAGTACAACTGACCGGAGTCCTCCGCAAGTGGGATGCACCCGGCCAGCCCGATAGGGTCTTGATCGTAGGTCTTGAACACAAAACGGCGGATTGCCGGGGTGTTGACGTGGAAGAGGAACGCCTCGGCTATCGGGTTTTCTACCCCCGGGAAGGCGACTGCCATCTCGATCCGGTTCCAATCCCGCAGGTTCATGTAGACGCTTTTGATCGCCTCGATGTGCATGTCTTCGGGGAGGTCAACCAGCGAAATCACTCGGCGACTCCACCTTTATAGTGGGCTACCACCATGGACACGCGCCCGTAGGCGGCCGTCGTGCTGACGAACCGGAGCTTCAGGAGCGGGCCGTCCGTGACGATTGGTATGGTCATCATCGTGACCGTGGTCGCGGTGAACTGCCCGACATAGTCCTCGATGGACGGGTTGTTCGGGTCCGTCGCGAGGTACACATCCCACGTGCCTTCGAGCGCGAAGTCCACGGAATGCCAGTTCTTCCACGTCGCGATCTGCCGCCCGTCGAGGAACGGCAATTCGACAACCGTCTCGGACGCCGAGTATGTGTTGTTGTCCGAACCCCCGAGCAAGTATATCGTGTCCCCGGAACGGGCATAGAGCTTGTTCCTGAGGCGCGAGAACGTCGTGAACGATATGCCGGGCTCGTATGTAGACCATGCGGAAATCTTGCCGCCGGGGAAATACGTGAAGACGTAGATCGTCGTGCCCAACTGGAGCATGTACCGACCGGATGTCGGTTCAAGCTCTGCAATGGACGCCGCGGCCTGCGATTCGGAGAGCGTGCGAAGGTTCTCGATAATCAAGTCGTCAATCGGCGTTCCGACGTCGAACACCGTGGCCGTGTCGGTCGAGGATCGAGCGCGAAGGCTGCGCACGCCAGAGTCCGACAAGTAGAACACGTCGGAATCTCCGAACGGCTTCACGCTCTCTGCCGACAACGCACCCTGATTGGAGATTACCTGAACCTTGATGTTGAGGCTCGGGTCCGGGTCCATATTCCAAATCTGGATCGCATTGCGCGAGAATACGGAAAGCTGTCCTTGGTACGGCGCCAGTGCCGAGACGTTCACCGATCCGTTGAATTCGTCGGCCACGTTGATCGTGCCTGCACCCGTGGCGTCTGTGCCGAACCCACGCGGGTCAGCTACGCCCGAGAACGCAAGAACGCTGCCGGATGCCGTGTAGAGCTTCTTGTTATGTGTACGGAGAACGGCGTTCGCCAGCAACCCGGCCACGCGGCTGGCACCGAATTCCAGCGTCCCGCGAATCGGGTCTTCAATGAAAACCGTGAACTTGTCGCCCGGATCAAACGTGCCGGACAAGGTGACGGTCCACACATCCGCGGTCCCGGCATAGGCCGCCACGCCGTTGCGCATGTTGACCACGGCACTGTTCAGGTTCGTCGTGAACTTGCCTGCCGCCGTCTGTGCATTGATGCGGACATCGCCCGTTGACGTGGCTTCGAGTGAAAGACCGCCGGGCGATGTGCCCGTCACGACGAGCTTGCCAATCAGGACTTCCGAACTGCCCGGATCGCTGTAGGCGTTGTACCCGCTGGTGCCCGAGTTGGCATTGATGTTCGTGACGATAAGCGCTGCTGTGTTTGAGTGCGACGTTGTCCAGCTAGTGGAGCCCGTCGTGATGGCTGATCCGTTCACCTTCACGGAAGACACAGTGTTCGCGCCGGAACTACCATCCGTGATCGAGAACGATCCTGTGCAGAGAATGACGTTGCCCGTCACCGTGACGGAAACGACGTAGCCGTTTGGCGTCGATCCGGAGCCAACGGCCGCGTTGATCGTGACCGTCGATCCCACAGCCGTTGCCGTGTACTCAGGCGTCGAATTGTGCGTCGTGATGGCGTTGGCGATGTTCTGTGCCGTGACTTCTGGGGACACAGAGAAGTTCAACGCCGAGGCAATGACGCTCACGCCATTGACCGTGATAGCGGAAATAGTGTTCACGCCCGCGGATTCGGACCCGCCGTAAATCGTGAACGCGCCCGCTGCCTTGACTTCGGAAATCGCCGGGAGGCCGTCCGTCGTTTCGACAACCGCAATTCCTTGGTCGGTAAACGTGCCGCCGTTCTCCGCCAGTACCGTCGCGACAACGTCGCGCCCGAGCGGTCCCGTGATCGTAATGACGTTGCCGACGGCGGACGCCGCGTAATCTGTGTCAGCGTCAATAAGGCTTGCCAAGTGCGTCGCGACGCCCGCCATGTTCGTCATGGTCGAGCGCACGACGCCCTCGTACCAATCCCCAACCAGCACGCCGTCATAGAAGTGGTAGCGCTTGCCATCGGAGAATTCAGCGATGGCGTACACCAGACCGCTGTAGACTTCGCTGGCGATCAGCGCTGTCATGGCCAAGCCGTCCGGATGCTGCAAACGCTGATAGGTCACGCCGGACGGGACGCCGGGGTCTGTCACGGACCCAAACACATAAAGAGAGTCGCCAGCCGCGCGCATGCCGAACGTGTTCGCCGGAAGCGTGTACGTGGAAACAAAAGCCTTTGATTTCTCGACTTCACCGCCACGATTTATGTGCGCGTTCTTCGCCGTCTGGAGCGTGCCCGGGGGAGACGCAACGGCCATGCGCCGCTTGTCCAGACCCAGCTTGAAGTCAGTGACAAGAACGTAAGGCATTATGTCCCTCGATCAATAGCAACCAGTGGCGGCCCAAGGCGTGGCGTCCCGCGGGTACTTGACTGCCCGCGCCCGCCAAGAACGCCGACACTCTGTCCCGTGGCCTGATACTGCCCCTTCAGGGATGTGAGCATCGCGTTCGCGATCCGCAGCTTGCGATCCGCTTCGTCCTTGTTGCGGGGCCCAAGAAGCTCCGCCGCGGCGTAAAGCGCAATGAGGTCTGCGTCGAGCGTGCAGCGGTCGCTATCGGCCACGAGCGGGTTCAGGTTCTTCACACCCGTGAAGCGGACGTATCCGGTCGAGGACGATCCGTCCGTTGCCGGGATGGGGTGAATCTCGAACTGCTTGTTGTTCGTGCTGCGGAAGTCCCATCGCATGACAGGGTCGGCCCGTTGCGGGGTGGCGTTCTCGCTGTCGAACGAATTGTAATCGAGGGGGCTGATCCCCTTGCACAGTTCAACGAACTGGTTGTTCCACCGATAGTAAGCCCCCTGAATCCGGTTCGAATCCATATCGGTCGGGAAGTCATAATACCTCTGGCCCGCAGACACTACCTTGTCAGACCAACCCTTCATGAACTTCCAATCGTAGTTCAGCCACAACTGACGTTGGATGCGCTGGATTAGGATTTTCAGATTCGGGGTCACGTTGGAATTGAGTAGTGCGTTGGTCGATATCATCGCCTCGCCACGTACCATGTCCAACAGTTCTGAAAAAAGTATGTCGCGGGCCATGAGGCTACTCCGTTACGCGAGGTCTTTCTGAAGCTCGCGGGTTGCGGCCGGGGCCGTGTCGATATCGACGGGCAGGACGGGGCTGTAGCCCGGCCAAAGCACGTCAACGAGCGGACGCTCGTCTTCCGTCAAGAAGTCCTTGAATGCCTGCCTCAGACGATCAAGTTCGCCGCTGTGCGTGAGAAGTTCGGTCTGGCCGTTGACGTTCTTCACGTCGCGCTTCCCGGTCTTCTCGATGTTCACAACAGCGTCGTTGCCGTGGATGGCGCGGAGGACGACGATTTCCGGGGCCGTGAGATTCAGTTTCCTGATTTCAAAGCTGCGCTTCCCGGCGTGGCGGATGTAGGCACTGTAGGTGGTAAACATGCGTTCTCCTGTGAAAAGGGCGCCCTTGTGGGGCGCCCCTAACTTATACCCGTTCGGCGGCCTTAGCCAGCGAACTGAGGAGCGCCGCGGTAGGTCGGATCGCCGAGGGCCAGAAGCACCTCGTAAGTCCGCGAACCGTTGGTTGCCGAGTTCGGGATGTACGTCCCGCGGACGTCGCCCGTGGTAGCCGTCGGCGTACCCGTGGCGCCCGCCGCCAGCGTTCCGGCCGTGGCCGCAGCGTTGTCGAGGATTTCACGGACAATGTTGCCAGCACCGGGGACGAAGCACGGGAACCCGAGCTTATCGCCGTAACCGAACGAAATGTTGCCCGTACCAGCGCCGGAGGCCACGATGCTCGTGATCTTCTTGAACGCCTTGTTGCCCTGCACCGTGGCGGTGTTGCCGCCCGCGATGTTTTCTACAACCGTGTTCCCGAAGTCATCTTCGCCCGTGACCGTGTAGGTCGTAGCCGAGTCGTTGCCCGAGGACGTCGTGGTGACGTTACGCGGGACGTCGAAGGTCATGGCAGCGGTGATGAGCGTGATAGCGCCCGCTCCGCCAACGGCCGCGGCGGCACGGAGCGCTGTCGTGGACAGGGCTACCGGGGCGCCGAAGTTGACCAACACCATGTTGTCCTTCGACACACGAGGCGCACCGATCTTGGAAGCGAGAAGCCCAAGCTCGGACACATCGTCATCGAACTTCATTCCGGCGACGTCGAACTCGACAAACACCGTCGATCCGGCCGGGATCGTGGTGGCGCCGAGATACGTGATCGTGGCAGCCGCGGCGCCGAACGAGACTGTGAAGTCTTTCGGGGCTTCCATCTGCCGCTGAAGTGCGTTCATGCGGTGACGGCGGCCCGTCTTGAAGTGCCCGGCGTTGAAGCCCGTGGGATACGCCACGTCGAACGTACCAGACGTTGCGACGTTCGCCCCAAGCACCACTGTTGCAGTTCTGTGAGTCATTTACTTCATTCCTTCTGCTGGAGTTCAGAAACCGAAACCGAAACCGACGTACACTTACGTGTACGTGGTGTTGATTTCGTACACTCCGTGAGAGTTGAGCTTCTTGGCGATGAGCGTGCCCGTCCACGTGACTGCCTGATAGTAGACATACTTCTCAGGAGGACGCGCCGGATTGTGCTTCTTCATGTCTTCGCCCTGCATGACCATCAACATGATGTCCTTCGGGTCGATCATGTAGCTGAACGCGCTACGGCCGAGGTCATCCAGCGTCGGCTCGTATTTGCACGTGCCGATACCGTTGAGCGAGATTTCGCCCATGCTGACGTCCTTGCCACCGCTGAACCCGGTCAGGGAGTAGTTACCCTTCGCGGTGACTTCGGCTTCGAGGGCAGTCATGAAGTCAGAACCAGCAAGCCAGATCGTCGGCTTGCCGCCGTAGCGGCGAAGCTGGCGAACCTCGTTGCGGAGGGTCTGGATAAGCGTCTGGTTGGCACGCGACGGAGTGATCTTGTTCGCGCCGACCTTGGAGCGATTTCTCCACCACGAGTTTCCGGCCGCGTCGATACCGCCGATTGTGCCCGTTGTCGGGTCATCGCGGATAATCGCCTGAAGGCCGGGGAAGACCTTCGAGGATTGCGAACCGTCACGCCACAAGATCGAGTTGAAGGAGCGGGCGGTGCCCTCCATCATGTCGTCAATCTTGTCGTTGAGGATGTCGGTAATGACCTGAAGGTCATTGTCCGAACGGGAGTTGCGGCGTTCGCCCGTCAGCGTGTCGTCAATGCCGATACCCGCGCGCTTCATTTCGGTTCCCGTGAAGGAGATACCTGCGTGAAGTTCGAAGTATTCGTATGAGAACTGCTTGATGTTCGCCGGGTTGCGGTACACGACAGTGTCGTCGTACTGGTAGCCCATGAACTCGGTCGTGTAGTCGCCCTTCACGTTTCCGCGAATGAGGTCCTTGCCGCCGGGGAAGGTCTTCTGGCGCGAGCGCATCGCGTCATAAAGTGGCCGATCCTGAAGGGTCTGCGCCATGGCAGGGCCCTTCATGTAAAAGTCGAGCAATGCGTTCGTCATGTTCGCAAGCTCGGCAGAAGTGAAGAAGTTCGTAGTCATTTCCGTGTCCCTTCAGAGGGGTTGATGGGTATGACTCTCAGATATTCCCAAGAGCCCGTTTGACTGCATCAAGTTGCGTTTTGGGCGGGGCTGAACTGCCGACTCCTGCCGTGACGTCTCCACCGCGCGGGGTTAGCGGGGTGGCTGTCCGAGCCTGAGAAGGCATGAAGCCTTTCAAGTCCCTGTTCACCAGTTCATAGGCCGCCTGCGCAATGGACACCGCTTCAGCGGGTGAAGTGACTGTTCGTCCTGCGAGTGAAGCCTTGATGGCTGCTGTAACAAGGTTCTTCTTCCGTCCGAAATCCGGGTCCGCTTCCTTTGCTTTCTGTTCCCACGCTTCCACTGCGCCTTGTACGGACCGTACTGCCGTGGCAGTCCGCTCTGACTCTTGCTGCTGAGTGACCTGTGTCAGCCGTGACTTCGACGTTGCTGCGTCGATACGTGCTTTCGCAAGCTCCTTGCCTGCGTCTTCGGTAATCGCACCCTGTTCGACCTTCTCTTGAATGTCGTCGGGCAGCTTATGCCCGATCAGGAGTTCGATTTCCGACACATACCGCTTCAAATGTGGCAGGGCTTCCGCCGGGTTGTTCCTCATGAGGGACATGACCATGAACCCGTCCGCCACTTCCGTGGGTTGAAGGTTACTGTCGGTCATGAACTTCTGAACCTGTTGGAATTGCTTCGCAGGTTCTTCGAGTTCCCGTGCTTTGCCGCGCCACGTGTCGCGTTCGGCTATCACTTCTTTCCAGCGTGGATGCTTGTGGAACGGTAGCTTCGCTTCTTCCTCGGGCGTAAGCTCCGGGAGTTTCCCGTCGCCGTCCTTCGATGTCTGCGCGGCCTGCGTTTCCGAACCTGAAGCCGATGCGTCCGGCTTCGCTGCTTCCGGCTTCAGCGCACTCCTGACAACGTCAAGCGGCGCTTCAACCTTCGCAGGTTTCGCATTATCGGCGGACGAGTCCGACTCGGTCTTTACGTCCGTAACCTGAGGCGTTGACGTCTCGGGCGTTTGGGTCGTGGATGAATCGGCCCCGTTTACATCCGCGAGCGCCGACGTTGCGCTCTGATTTACGTCGTTTTCATTTGTAGACAATTTCGCCTCTTTGTTCAACCCAGCGTCAACCCATTACATTGCCCTGTGAAAGACCGGGCTCTGCTCCCGAAGGGTATGCTGGCTGACTTACCCCGGGTGGTTCTGCCGGGGGTGGCTGGTTCGCCGCCCCCTGTGATCCTTGTGCGGACGGCTCGGACGATGAAGGCGGAGCCCCCTCCGGTCCGGCCGCTGGCTTGGCTGAGTTCATCATCTGGATTGACGGTGTCCCCGGCTTTACGAAGTCGGCGAGGTCTACCTTGTCGTCCATGATCCGAATTGCGTATTCGGCGAGCTTGTCGGGATCGAGGCTCGGCATCTGCATGAGAATTGGCGCCAAGCGCTGGAAATTCGCCTGCTCCATGGCCTTGTTCGGACGTCCGGCCGTGCCTGCCTCGACCATGAGGAACATTTCCTGCTTGATCGTGTCCGGCGACATTTGCGGCCACACTGCGCCCGGTCCGGCGATTTCCTTGACCGTCTCTTCGCTCAGGTTCATGAGCATCACATTCCCGCCGTCCCGGGCGAGTTCGTTCAGCAACATCTCCAGATCGTCTTCGTTCGAGCCAATCGAAGACAAGCGTGACCCTTCAGCGACCGAAACTTCCGTCGCCGTGTCCCCGCTCGTGCCGCCAATGTTGGCTTCCTGAGAACCGACAACCCGCAACACGTCCGCGAAGTCACTCTCCGTCTCGTAGAGGTTCGGGTCGATTGGTGCCTTCTTCATCGGCTGGATCGCCGTCTCGGCGGCCTGCCCCTCTTTGAGCCCGCGCAACGGCAAGATGGCGTGGTCCGGATGATCGCAAACGAGCTTGTTCAGATCATCGTCTTCGAGCGTTCCGGCCGGGGTGAGGTACACGGGGCGGTTCGCAATGCGATGCTGACGGAGCGCTTCTTTCTTGCGGTTGTACTCTTTCTGCATGCTTCTCAGAATGCGGACGTCAGACGTCGGGAAGATACGCTTGTGGTGCGTGATGTCGTTGAACGTCAGCACATAGAACGGAAAGAAACGCTCGATGTTGACCGCCGGGCGCTCGGGCTCACGCAAGAAATCGTCGTACCCATCCACCATCCAGTAAATCAGTCCGTCGCGTTTGTCGTAGTGCTTCCACAATGTGACGCGCTCGTCTTCCTTCTTGCCGGACGCCGTGAACGAATTCGATGATTCGCCCGAACCGCTGCTGTCCGTTTTCGAATACTGGTTGCCAATATCAACCCCGAACCATTCCTTGATCCGGTGACACGGTACTTGCATTTCCTTCGTGACCCAATCTGTGCCGTACCAACCACGCAGCATCTTCGTGAAGCGCGACGGGATAATGCTCAGTGTGTCGGGGAAATCGTAGACAAGCCCTTCACGCATGGCCAAGTCCGGGTTGCCCTGAAGGTCTTGGATTTGCAAACGAAGCTGTTCAAGTTCAGCCGACGTGTCCGACATGCCTTCGCCTTCCGGCATGTCGAGTTCCGCGCTCAGTCGCTCGATTTGCGCCAGACGCGCCCGCGCGTCGGCCAGAACGGTCATGCGTTCTTCGCTGAAGCCCTGCGTGCGCTGGAAATCGAGTTCGACGTAAGACACGCCTGCGACGAGCGCGGTCCGCACGCGGTCCTTCATCATGAGCTTGAACGGCGGCACCTGTTCGTCGGTGTAGTGCGCCCACATGACTTCGAGCGTGCGCGCCACCCGGCGCAGCATCTTGCGGGCTTCGAGCCCTTGGGCGATGTCGGCAGCCATCATCCCCATGTCCGGCGGCACAGGCATCCCCGTGGACGCCATAGCCATCATGTCCTGAATGACAGACGGGTTCTCGTCCCAGATCGAGAAGTCCAGCCGCGCCCGGCGGTGTGCCACCACCTTGGGATTTTTGGCGTAAAGGGCCGAGGTACGCTGATTTATGTGGCGCTGTACTATATTTGCCACATATCTATCTTCGAGTTCCAGCGAGGTTTGACCCTCCCACTGGAGCCCATAGGCGAAGTCCATGTCTTCGCGGATGCGCTTGAAGTCCGGCTCCCAATGCCGCTTGTCCGCCTCGATGCGCTCCTTGCGCTCCGTGACGAGGGCTTTGCGCGAGGGGCCGGGTTCCGGCAGCGGCCGTCCGTCAATCGTCTTGGCTGTTCCGTAACTCATGCCGCTCTCCGCGTCCTCATTGCTTCCGCCTTCCTCTGTTTGTCAGAGGCGTACTTTACCCAAGCCAAAGACCCCACGCGGGGGCCTTCATCCTTCAGTTCCGAGGCAACCGCCTTGGAGCCCTTGACGATACGCTTCAGCCCCAACCCGATCAACGAGAGGGTATCGACAAAGTCGTCGTGCGTACCGTTGTTGAATTTCAGGAGTTCGGTCACGGCCGCCTCGCACCACGGCTGCCACGACGGAAACTTAAAACGGCCCAAGGACGCCAACCCGATAGAAGACTGTGCGCGCTGTACCTTGTCCGCACTCGGAACGACGGGTGAAACCAAGAACCAAGCGTTCTCTTCCCGCTGCTGGTCGCGCAAGAACGGTCCGATAGATTTCTCGATATGGCCCGACTCCGCCCACCAGATGATGGGATTCCACGTCTTCGCCAGCGATATCATTGCCCTGATCGCTTCCTTCGGACCCATTCGCCGCCAGACACAATCCAGTAGCCAGATGAAGCCGAACTCGTCCACACCCACAACGAGCATACATGTTTTATCATGCTCCTGTTTTGTGCCGACGGCGTGATCGCTCGCGGCGTAGATGCGAAGATTCGGCGGGATGTCGGATCGCCGCCGATAATACTGGATCATGTCGCGCGTATAGTACGTTCCGTCTTCCGGCGCCGGGCGCTGCTGTTGCAGTGCCGAGAACGTCCGCGGGTTCGAACGCTTCAGATCAAGCAGGTACTCAATCGGGAACTTCGGTTCGCCATTCTTTTTCCGGGGCCACAATGGTTCGCCCGGCTGTCGCCCGAGAACGTCGTTCTCTTCAGCGATGGCGGGGATGTTGATTACCTGCCACTGCGCCGCTTCTTCCTCGATGTAATGCGGGTTGTCGCGATCCGTCAGGCGCCCGACGATGTCGTCTTCATGCCATCGCGTCATGATGAGAATGATAACGCTGTTCGCGTCCATGAGGCGGGTCTTCACGACGTCGTGGAACCATTCCCACACCGTCGCCCGGATCGTCTCCGAGTTCGCTTCGATGCGGTCCTTGATGGGGTCGTCAATGATGAAGAAGTCCGCGCCGCGGCCTGTCGTTGCCGATCCGCGGCCGACGAACACGGCGAGCCCGCCCTTGTCTGACCCGAGACGGTCGGCTGCCTCGCCACCCTTCATGAAGTTGAAGCCGGGGAAGATTTCCCTGTACGTCGGCGTGTCCATGATGTTACGGATTTTGCGGCCGTGATCTTGCGCGAACGTGTCGTTATACGTGCCCACGATAACCTGTCGCGTGGGGTCACGGCCCATCAACCAAGCAACAAATCGGTGAACCGATAGTTCCGTCTTCCCCATGCGTGGTGGAAGCGTGATGATGAGCCTTCGAATCTTGTTTGCCTCGCAGCGTTCAAGCGCGCTGCCGATGGCGCGGTGGAACGCCTGCGTGTCGTACTGGCTCAAGTCCGGATCGCCCGGGTATTTCGGATCAGGGAAGCCAAGCTCGACAAACGGGATGATCTTTTCCCGCGCCTGCCGGACCTTCAACTCTCGCTTCAGCTTGGTCAGTTCATCGAGGATCGCCGCCGGGTCGAAGGTTTCGACAAACGGCTTCGGCAGCGTCGCCGGATCAAGGCCAAGTTCTTCAGCGAGGTCTGTCATGGAATGGAAGGAATCCGTGTCTTTGCGTCTGCATAGAGGTTCGCCAACGCCGTCGCGTTGAGCGCCGAGTTCCACGCGGCGAAGGCCGCCAGCCGCGTTCCGTTCTGGATCATGGCGCCCGCGTTCAAATCCGGGCGTGATCCGATCACGATAGGCTGCGTGATGTTGTCTGTGTCCGTTGACGCCGACGCCGTTGGAGTTTCCGCCGTGCCGTTTATCTGCATCCGCATCGTGGTCGTTGCTTCGTCAAACGATACTGCCAGAAAATTCCACGAGTCTTGCGTAACGGTAGCGACGGATTCGGGCTGGTCGCGCGTCGTAGTAGAACTGGATTTGTAGCACGTCAGAGGCCCGCTAGAACTGACGCGGAAGTTGACGCCTGCATCTGCAACTGCGCCGTTGCGAGTTGAGAATATCAACTGCGCCTGCGTCATGGTCGGGATGTAGATTATCGCCAGCATCGTGAAGACGCCGTTGTTCTTGTGCCATCCATCCGCAAAGGTGTGGAATGCTTCGGGCGAAAAGAACTGTGTGCCGTCAAACGCAAAGTAAGTCGAATCGGACCATGACCCGATTGATCCGGTCCAAGACGGATCGTCGGAGCCTACAGAAGCGTCAATGCCGCGCTCGAAGTTATGACCATTGCCGGACGCATCCGTCCACACTTGCGATGTCCCGTTGTAGCACCGCGAATCACCCGCATCGAGGCATAGCTGAAGACCCGTCGTGAGCGACCGCCGGACTATCTGGTCATAAAGAAATTGCGCCGTGTCAGATGATCCACTGTTGGCGCCGAACCCTGACAGATGCGTGAGTTGCAGCATGGATCAGTTATCCGTGTTGGCGTTGGTCGTGTAGAAAAGCAGCACGCCGTGAAGGCGGGCATCAACGGCCATGGTGTCACCGCCTGCATCCGCATCACGATAGACTTGGAAGACAACCACATCGTTCTCTGCGGGCGTGCCACCAATCGTGATCGCGCCGGACTCGTCGGACCGATAGATATCGTTCGTCGTGCCACCGACGTCCGTGACCGTGACTGCCGTACCGAACGCCGCGTCGGCTGCATCGTCATTCGAGAGCGCCAAACCCTGAATGCCCCAGACTACCGTGAAGTTCGTCGTGGTCGATCCATGGCTCCAGACGAAAATCGCCGTCACCGTCGATTCGTTCCAGCCCTTCGGCATGTTGACCATGAACTGCGCGAATTCATCCGTGGCCGCATCGAAGTCGAGGGACTTCAACATCACCTTGTTGGTCGTTGTCTCCACGGAGCCTGACGCCGCGCCGGACGTCGTGCGCGCCGTCATGGCGCCTGCGGGTATCCACATGGACTGTTTGCCCACGCCAATCTCGGCGGGGAGGAATCTGTGAAGAGTGCCGTCCGAAATCTTGCGCGCCAGCAACTCGTAGGCCGTCTGATCCGCGCCCGTGGGCGTCGTGTCGGTGGCGTTGGCAATGGACCCGCTCAAAAAGTTTGATACGGTCATCGTGTTCGTGGCGTCTGACTCCGAGACGTCCACGAGGGCTATGCGGTCCGTCGGGGATATGGAAGTCTCGACGGCGACCGCAGAGAGCTTTTGCTCCGCCCCGAGCGTCGTGCGCGTCGTGGCAGCGTCCGCATCATCGAGATATGTCTTCGCAAAGGCGGTGACTGTCAGCCCGAGGACGGCCAGCGCGGCGGTTGCGTCGGCGGCTGCGATCAGGGAGTTACCGAAGGCTGTGGCGGAAGACGCCGTGGTGAAAGGGGCCCACTTCGCCGCGGAGAGGTCCGTGTTGAACGTACCGGACGTGTGGGCAACGATGCAGACGTAACCCGTGCCCGATTGCGAAACGACGTCTTTCAGAACGTAAGCTGTCCCCGTAAGCCAAGCCCCCTTGGGCTCCCATCCGGTCGTTCCAAGTAGCTGGCGAACCTCTGTAGAGAGACTGTCTGTAGTCACGATCCCGTTCGCGAGGGCAGTGTCGTCTCGCTGGAGAATGGCGAGGTTCGTCAGGATTTCATCGAGTGTCGTCTCTATGTCCCCGAATTCCGTATCGAGATTGGTCCCGAGGTTCGCAAACCCCGCGGGCGAAAAGCTGGCGAAGGAATTGCTTGGCGTGTAATCGGTCGGTTGTGACATGGGGGCCTCGTAGAGCAAATGACACGTGGGGGTGATGGGCCCTCACAATTCTGTGAGGGTGTTCCACGGGCTGTGGGCAGCATAGCTGATAACCATTTAGGCGAGAAGGTCGGTAGCCAGAAACCCGAATCACTCAAATTTTGCCGCGCGGTCGAGGATCAGATTTGGCGCGCGCGTTCGACACCTCCCCGGGGGTGCGGGCCGGGCGCGGCGCGCGGGCGGGCCGGGCGGGTGGCCGGGCCGGGCAAGAGGCCGGGCAGGGCGTCGCGTGCCTTGCCTTGGCCGTCGTCACTGCCGTGCCAATCAAGGCCGGATGGAGTCCATGATTTGCAAGGCACTCCCGGGAATCATCCGGCCATGGCTAAGGCCGAACGGAGTCCATGGTTGTCCTGGGTAAAGTCAGTTTTTATGCTCAATGTGAGCATTAGGGGGCTGGTTTATCGTGTCACCGCTATTGCGTAGCAACGATTCCAGCGCATGCACTTTGGCCGCCAATTCATCCGGCGTCATGGCCTGCACAGATAGGACAGTGTTGCTGTCCTTTTCGGCCCGGGTTAAGCGATCCAGCGTAGAAAGCGCGATTCGCGCCTTAACTGCGGCTGGCGTGAGCGATGAATCGAGCATCGCATGCAGCGCATGCCGTGATTTGCTTGCTAATTCGATATCATGTCCCCGAGATTCTTCCATGATAAGCGCTTGCACGTCGCGCCTTGCCAAAAGGCGCCGGGCCGATTCGCTCGGATTCGCATATCCGGCAATCTGTGCAGCGTCCCGGGCTGATATCCCGGCCGCGATTTTGGCAACAAAAACAGCAACTTGCGCGCTATGGGCCCCGGGCGGCCGGACAGTTATTGATTTTTTCATGTGTTCCCTGCTATTTTGGCGTCTGGCAATTACGCCAAACGAAAGGGAGCCTATCATGAATATGCCGATGGATAAATTCGCCACCGCCGGGGAACGTCGCATTGTCCGCGCCATTGTTCGCGCTGCTATCGACTCCGGATTCCTCCTGTCAGTTCATGACGGAGAAGAAATCACTGTGAAGAAATCCGGGGACAGAATGGCCATACTGTCCGCCCTTGCAACGACGGGTGAAGACAATCTGATTTTTCACGAAAAGGACGGGACGCGAGTCGGCCGCGTCTATCTTGTTTGGGGTAATCACGAAACGGGATGCGAATTGGTGGCGGACATGTCCGCGCCAAGTGATGCCGCACTAGCAATGCTCGAATCATTTGTTGAGCGTGCCACCGCCTGAAGCGTTGCACTGTACCCCCGTTCAAGCGGGGGTACTATGCAGCGCTTTTGCTGCGATGAAAGGAAAACACACTATGGCTATTCTCATGCAGGCTTCACGCCAGTGGGCAACACGTCCGGCCGATGAACGCTTTACGTCTCTTCTGGAATTGCGGGACTCGGTCCGCGCCCGCAAACACTCTTCGGCGCAGAAAACACTTTCCAGCCGCTCGATTATGGCGCGCCCGGCGGACGGTGGCGGACTCGAAATTGTCGGCCCCGGCGGCGTTCCAGTGGGCGTGACCAACTGGGGATTCGGCCAAGTCGCTGAACGTGCAGCGGCGCCCGCTGGATATCTGCGCACCCTGCCCGCTGAGCTGGCGGCCGACAATATCAACTATGGTTTGCAAAAGCGGGACATTGAAGACGTGCAGTTGTTGCTGCGTCGTCGGCCGCATGGCGTGGAACTGTCCGCCGTCAACGGCCCGCGTTACGGCCGCGTATGGGACGCGGACGTTTCGGACGCCCTTGTGCAGCGTTTCGGGGACGGCATCACTGGCGATTTCACTGTCCCGGGTGAATTCGGCAAGGCCGTCACTGTCACGAATCAGAACACTACACTTTACGCTTCTGATCGTGACATGTTTGTGTTTCTGGCGGACGAAAAGAATCGCGTAGAAATCCCGGACCGCCGCAATGGCAAATCCGGCTCACTCGCGCGAGGATTCTTCGTCTGGAATTCTGAAGTCGGCGCCGGGACGCTCGGAATCGCTACCTTCCTTTTCGACTATGCATGTTCAAACCGGATTGTTTGGGGCGCTGAACGCTTCAAAGAGATTCGGATTCGTCACACTGCAAGCGCGCCGGATAAGTTCCTGCATGAAGTCGCGCCCGCGCTGGAACGCTATTCAGAGTCCGCGACGGCGTCCATTACCGACGCCCTTGCAGCCGCGCGGAATGCCCGGGTGGATAACGCGCTGGAATTTTTGCTGAAAAATCGTTTCAGCAAATCGCAGGCGGTGGCGGTCATGTCCGCCCATGAGGCCGAGGAAGGGCGCCCCATTGAAACCCTTTGGGACGTTTCGACGGGGATCACTGCACACGCAAAGTCAGTGACCTATCAGGACGCCAGAATCGATTTGGAACGCCGTGCAGGCGATATCCTTGATTTGGCTTCCTAGCATCCTGACAAAGCCCGGGCGTCATTGCCCGGGCTTTGCAATGGGCGCTAGGGCTCTTCCACGAAAGGAAAACACATGAACGCTTTAGATCAGTTGCGCGCCCTGAGGCGCGGCAAAGTCCATGCCGGGTACCGATGGGCCGCCGTCATGGCGGACGGGGAATGTATTTGTGAGACGTGCGTTGAAAAGGAATACAGCCAAGTTTTCAAAAACACTTGGCTACGTGTTCGCCGGGGGTGGGATTACGGACGGCGGACGGACCTTGCACAATGGCCGTCCTTTTGGCCGGACTCGCAGTGGGAGTGCATCGGGATCATGAATTCAGGGGAACACGATAGCGAGGATTCGCTTGATTGCGCCCATTGCCACAAAACCATTTTTGAAGGGGAATCGGCATGAGAGAATCACAAATCAGACGCGCACACGCGGTCATGGACCTTTTGGTGCTAGGTGCGGCCGTCTATCCCGTGACGCACGCGACGCAATGGCACGCGGCACAATTAATTGAGTCGATACGAGGCAAGGCAAAGCGTCTGGCACGGCGCCGCGTGAACGCCTGCAACGACGCCCGCTACTGCACAGACAACTATCAGCGCGGCACGGCACGACTCGAAAAGGAAATTCTACGCGAGGTGGAACACTTGCGCCTGAGGGCGCCGGGAATAATCAGTTTTGAACTGACAGGGGCGCTTTGCGATTGCGTCCGGCTGGAAGTCAAGACGCACATGGAGGGCGGCGCCACATTCTCCCGGACAGTTTGGCTTTAGCTGCTAGGCTTTCACGCCATGGTCACGCCATGGCGTGCGAGACTCGCAGTGGGTCACGAAAGGAAAACACATGATTTTCATCTGCTACTACAAAAAGCGGGCGCCAATTGAGATATGGACGGCACGCACGCCATATGAGGCGCAGCAACGGGCGGCCGAATTGTGGAATCTCACGCCACGGCAACGTCTGAATATTGGCGTGCAGCGAAAAGGGGAATCGGCATGAATTACGAAATAGAACTGACGGACACTTTCGGCGGTGAAGCAAATTATTGTTGGGTGAAGCGGGAACGGTTCCACGCGCCTGACAATGCCGGGCGCGCGCTATTGATACGGCGCGGGAAGAAAGCGCTAGGGCTGACAGGGCGCCACGTGGCGCACGACTACGGGGACACAATCGAATTGAGATTCCCGGGCGCGTGCATTGTGGCGTTTATTTCATACAAGGGGGAATCGGCATGAGATTGGACACACGGCCGCTTATGGCGGCCATGAGAGAAACGGGGACACTTTCCGCGCAAGATATACAAGCGCTTCTGGATGAGTTGCACGCAACGCGCGCGGAGCTTGCCCGGGCTTTTGTTTGGCATGAAAAAGACCAGTCATGGGCGGCGATGAATTATCTAGTGCATTTCATGAAAGGGGAGTCGACATGAAAACCGAAACGATAACGGGCCCGGCACATTGGGCTTGCTACTTCATAAACGGGGACGCAACGGGCTTTGATTATGATCCTGAAACGTCCGACGCCGAACAAGCGGCGGCCGATGAATGGCTGAAGCGAAACGGCGTTCTGAACGTCATGGACGCGGGCGAGGAATACTTCACGTGGTCATACAATCTGCACGATCCGTGTTCGTCTGCTAAGGGTGGAACCGTCTGCGATTATCTCTGCGAGGTGGAGTAATGGCTTTCTTTGATGCTGACGGCGTGAAGCGCGCCATAGAAGACAAAGCCGGACCCCGGTTCAACGCCTGCATTGCAGAAGCGCCGCGCGCCCTGCAATTGCTTCTGGATGAATTGGCAGAACAGGAAGAATCGGCGGAAGCCGAGCAACGCGAGTTGTTGGACAGGGCCGAAGAGGCGGAACACAAACTGTCCCTTGTCGCGGATCATCTGGATGAAGCGCACAAGCTACTGAACCGGGCGATTGAGTCCCGGGGACACGTGGCAAAGGCCACGTTGCGCCTGATACTGGCGCAAGTGAACCACGCCCGGGGCAAAGCCAATGAGGGATGAGTCGGCCGGGTTCGCGATTTTGATTTTGCTCCTGTACCTGTTTTATCTGTCGTTGGTCATGATCTTTTAACCAACCCTGCACACGTCACGTTAACGCCCGGGCGCTACAATGCCCGGGCGTTTTCTTTTGGAGGTGCGCACATGCAACGATTCATTCTGTCCCTGTTATGCACTGCCAGCCTCGCAGGCTGTGACCTGCCCTCACCGCTTGCGTACCGGGCAGACTATCCGGGCAGCTACCCTGACAGGCGGGCTGACGGCTATCCTGACAGGCGGACGGGCAACGGCACGCGTGAGGAACTGTTACTCGTGGACCGCAACGTCCCGGCCATGCCCGGGGACGATGCGATCTTCTTTGCCCGGACGCTTTACGGCGAAGCCCGGGATCAATCCGAGGACGAGCTCCGGGCCATTGCACATGTGGTCTTCAATCGCTGGCGCTCCGGTAAGTACGGCACGAAGATAACCGACGTGCTCCTGTTCTCCCGGGCGGGCAATTTCGCTTTCTCATGCTGGAAGCCCGGCACGAAACACTTCAACGGCATGCTCGCGGCCAGCACCACCGTCCTTGAGCCCTACCGGGAACTGGCTGTCCGGGTCTACGAGGAACGGATGAGCGGGCACCCCGATCCTACCGGGGGGTCAACCCACTACTACCACCCGGCCGCCATGAAGCCAGCCTTCAGCGTCCCCGTATGGGCCAAGCCAGCCATCCTGCGGACCGCTGACGGCACGA